ATGCTCAATAATTTATCTGCCACGGGGAAATTCACTATCCGTGATGCCCGGCCGTCAGACGGCGAGTTCATCGCAAGAAATGTCCTTGCGGCGATGGGGTATGAGGTTTTCAATGTGGATGCCGACTCTGCGATCGAGTTCGGCTCCACATCTTTGAATGTCCAGGGTGCCGTCAAGCTCGTCGGAGAGATTTGCGCCAGACCCGACACGTTATATTCATACGCCAGAACGAGGATCGCATGCGTGGAAGGCAATGCAGTGGGATCGCTGACGGCATATTCAGGAGATGATTATCTGTCGCTGCGCGAGCTGACATGGGGACTCCTGAACGCTGCTTTTGAGAATATTGCCGCAGAAGATTCAACTTCTGATTCTGCCGATGGTTCAGGCAGGTTGACTGATCGGGCGGAATTATCTTCAAATGCCGTTGATAGCACTGAAACACAAGCGATTGGCAAGCAGTTTTCTGACGAAAATTCCTCCGATGCTCTTTCAATGGAGCCGGAGTGTCTGCCCGGCGAGTTCTATCTCGACAGTATGGCTGTACTCCCCGAGTTCCGCCGGATGGCCTTTGAATATGCCGGCGCGACCGACCGCATAGGCCATCTGCTGATGCTTGACGGCATCGAGGAGGGCCGCAGGAAAGGCTTTCCACGCATCAGCCTGATTGTTGACAAGTCCAAGCCCCGCCTCTTCACCTACTATTCCGCCCTTGGCTTCCGTCCCGACGGCGAGATCCTCTTTTTCGGCCATCTTTATGACCGGATGATCAAGGACCTGGACTGAGAAATGAATGGTGGTTGGCAATTGTTGATTGCCGGAGGGGGAAATCCTATTGATTGATTGGAGGGGTGGAGTCCTATTGATTGATTATGAGGAAATTGTGGAATCCTGCCCTCTCAAATTAGAGGGTAGGATTTTGTAATTAGCTTATAATGAGATATTTGGCGATCGCATCTTAGGTACGGGAACAAAAAGCGGGAAGCCCTAATCAGAACTTCCCGCTTTCGGAGCCACTCATCAGGCTCACAAGACCCTTGATATTCAAATAGTTAACTATCAGAGTGGCAAGGTTTTGGGCAAGAAATGGCAAAATCGAGCCTCCGCGGGCTCCGCGGTGCCGATGACCTGCCGCCAGGTCGTTCGCCCTGCCTTGGCCGTTCAGCCGGAATGCCAGCCGTCACCTCGTTCGGGTCGTTCAGGTCGTTCGGCCTAATCACGGAAATAGGCCAGCTGCCGCGCCGTCAGCTCAGGCTCTGAATCGACGATATATTTCAGGGTCTGCTTTATGCCGTGGTGCCCCGCCATCTTGGCTATGTCGAAGACGGACACCCCCAGCTTCGCCATATTCGTGCAGAAGGTCACGCGGGCGGTGTGCATCGTCACGAACTGCCACTTCTCGCCCTCCTTGGTCACGCCGCCGCGCGTCACGGTGACAAGGTCGTTCAGCCCCGCCCTTGCCGCCACGGCCTTGATCGACCGGTTCAGGGTCGTTCGGCTGAGGCCCCGCGCCTCCTCCGCCCTCGCCTGGAGCCATTCGATGTGCTCCCTGACAGCCGGGCGCAGCGGCACAGTCGCCGCCGTGCCGGTCTTCTTCGACACGTATGTGAGCGCGTCGCCCTTGATATTTGACAGCCTGACCGTCAGGATGTCCGAAAGTCTCATCCCCGTGTATGCCCCGACGATGAAGACCCGCCGGGCTATCTCCGTGTCAAGCGTCCTCACCCTGACCGCCTCCACGGCGTCCAGTTCCTTCCGCGTCAGGGCTATCTTTACCGTGTCGTCAGGCCGGACGCGCTTCCAAAGCTCCTTCATAGCCTCCTGACTGATAGGTACGTTTACGCCATCCTCATCCCTGTACCGTGTCACTATCGCCCGGATCTGCGTCAGGTAGCCCCGCGCGGTGCTCGCGCATACATCCCGTTCAGCCGCCTCCCTGAAGTCGTTCAGCCGCGCCCTCGTCAGGTCGGACCAGTCCGATATATGGACCTCGTCCATATATCGGAGGACGCCCGCCGCCTTGGTGCCCGCGTGCCTCCGCACGCATTCAAAAAGATCCCTATACATCGCGTTCGATTTTGTCAAAATAGTCAGTGCCGGAGAGGTGGCCAACTATTTTTTTTGCCTGATAAGGGCTAATATAAAATGGCGTGTAGCCACACTTTACCCTGTCAATGTCCTCGTTAATCAAATCTATAGGGCTGTCGCAGGAAAGGAGTTGATCGGCTTTTGCCTGATCCAGCCTTATTTTAAGGCCGATTTTGTTGTAATGTGATACAAGTTTGATTTTTTGCATAATTTCACCCGTGTGGCCGATGGCGCAGCCTGTTTAATTGTTAATTGTTGCCGTTCGGGTCGTTCGGCCTCCCGTCAGGCCGTTCGTGCCTGTGCCTTATGCTCCAGATCCCGGCGGCGATGCCGAAGACCCCGTAAAGACCCATAAGGGCTACCAATATGTCGGCTATCCACATAGTATTACGGCTATTTGGTAGGCGGTAACGTCGCCGTCGTGGTAGGACATAGGCCGAAGGTCGATGACCTCCACGAACTCGCCGCGCCGGGTTATAACGCCCTGCTCATCGTCCGCGTCGGCTATCTCCTCGATAGCCCTGCTGATCTTGCCGGACCAGGCCGCCAAACCCTCCGCGTCAAGCTCTCCGCGCTGGAGGGCATCTGCCAGGGCGACGCGCTCGCCGTCCCAGTACTCGCGGGCGGATTGCTCGCCGCCCGGCCAGATTTCCTCGTCATCGCTCTCCGGCGTGCGTGTGTACGGCTCGAAGGCCTTGCCGTCGCGGCTCCAGAGCTGTTGCCCGTCACGGCGGCGGAGGCTGATGATCTCGCCGCCCAAGTCCTTGGCGGCCATTGCGGCCTCGCCCCAGTCCTCGAAGCCCGTTAAAGCCCATTTGAGGCCCTCAGGGTAGCCGGAGCGGCTGGATGTAGTCTCGATGATCTCGAAGCCGTTGCCGGTCTCGAAAAGATAGTTGTCGAATTTTTCGTAAGCGTTCATAACCTTTCCGCCCTTGTTCACCCGGCGCGGAACCGGGTTCTAAAATTAAACTTATGTATCTTGAGCCCCGGCGGCGTGTCGCCCGCCGTTCCCGTCCTCCGGCCGGGGCTGTGGGGTCTGGATCAGTCGTTCTCCTCCTCGATGTAGAAATGAAGCGTTCCCGTTATCCTCGCCTCGGGGTTGTTCGAGATCACCGTGAAGTCGGTGTCCGTCCCCTCGATCCGTGTGCGCCCGTCGGGGCCGTCGTTCACGAAGTCCCGGTAATAGCCCCGGACGACCTTTTCGGCCGCCTCCCTGGTCTCGTGCCTTGAGTCTGTGAATACCTCGTGGTTGTAATACCTTTTGATATTCTGCCCGTCCATTTCAAACTTTACTGCAAACATAGAAATGAAGTTTTAATTTATGATTGATATAGAATTTACGATCTACTGCAATGGCGGCCTACGCGTCCCGCCAGTATGTCCAGCAGTGGAGACGATCCGCCCCGTAGCGTTTCCACCAGGCCGCCAGCCGCTTCTCAAAGGCCGCCCGTACCTCCTTGCAGGCCTCCGCCAGCTTGCGGCGGGTCTCCGCGTCCATCGGCGCGCTCTCCGTGCCCTTCCAGAGGTTCTCCGGCCTGTCCGTCCACCACCAGCGATTCTCGCCGCCATACGCCCGGTAAACGGTCAGGGACTCCGCATTCTCCACCAGATCGGGCGCGCGGAACTCGTTCTCGAACGCCTCCATATTCTCGCGGCGGAAATACTCCCAGGTCTTGCAGACCTTCCACCACGCCGCCACCTCGTCGTCCGGCTCGTCCGGGTGGCAGAAATAGGTCTTTATCTTCTGCTTTCCGAAAATAAAGAGACGGCCCCCGGCCTCGACCACCGCCGCCACGTCCTTCGCCGCCGGGTAGTCTATATTGTTAGCCATCAATATAGCCTCAATCTCGGCTTTCGACTGTCTCGCCCTCGGCTCCTCCGGCTCCTTGTAGCCCCAGATCTCCCCGTCTATTGAAGACTCGGTGATCATCCAGCTTGGCACGTTCTGCCAGTCCTGGAACATCAATTCAGGCTCCTCCTCGTCCTTGTGCAACTCGTTACAGGCTTTAATGAAATCCGCCTTGTCCTTGTAGTCGTTCAGCCTCATCCACTTCCCGGCAAGGCTGCCGGCGTTATATTTTGTATAAGTGCCTACATACACGGCCGCGCCCTCCGGGGCTTTGCCGGATTGTTCTCCGGCCTTGCCGCCGTCCGTGCCGTCCAGGCCGTTCAGCCGCGCAACAAGCGCGACCAGTTCGGCTTCCCTCTTCTTCGAGAATATCCAGCCCGCCCCGCAGCTCAAACGCGCGTTGAAGCTGCCGCCCGCGGCCTTCAATTCGGCCTTGTATTCTTTCGTGTCTCCCGTCAGGGCTATCGCCCTGTCGCTGTAGTCTATCATCTGTATCATTTTTATATCCATTTAGTTATTATTTGTAGCGATATTCCACCACAACGCCGCGCCCCGCCTTCCTGATCTGGTAGGCCGTGCCGCCGTCAAATTTCACCCCGGCGGCCTGGTAGTCAGCCGCCGCCCGCTCTACGTTGTAGGCCGATAGGCAAAAAAAGTTCGTCGCCTCGCGGCCCGTCATCACACCCCCGCCGATGAATTTATATAGGCGGTTGCCAGGCTTGCGCTCGAATATCTTATATTGGCGCGTCTCATCGCTTTCTATTTCCGAAAGTCTCTTTATGTGCCTTTTTCGTATCATTTCTGTTCGGTTTTTAGTTAATTGCCACCCTCTTTGCTCTGTCTGAGTGCGGCGAATTTCATCAGGCCGCCACGATCTTAAGATTTTCCGCCCGGATGTAAGCCGGGAAAGCGTTCGGGTCGCTCATTGTCGGATCTATGTAAATATAGCTCTCGTCCGTTTCCTCGTCAAAGTCGTCGCCTAAATCCTCGTCGGTCAAATATAAATCTGTCCGGTTGTCCTTTTCCAGTTTGGCCAAAAGGATCTCCAGCGCCTCATCCTCGCAGATGGCCGAAATAGCGAACGTATCAAGGAGGTAGCCGCGACCGCACCAAAGGCCGATGATATATTTCTTTTCCATATCGTTCATTTGATTGAGGGGCCGCCCGGAAGCGGCCCCGGTTACACTTAGATCAGTTCGCTCTCTATCTCCTCAAGTTGGAGGGCAACGGTTTCCTGGTTTAGGAAATCTTTTACCCTATTGATGAACGGGACAACGGCCCTACGGGCTTCCTCTTTGGATGATCCAAAGAAAAGAATCTCGATCTTAAGCGTATTCTCCACCACGAACCCCGTGCCGTCCTGGTGCCGGTAAATGCCGGTTGCCTCGCTGATCGTGCCGCCCTCGAACTCCTTGACGATCTCGCGCTGGATGAACTTCGCCGCGTCAAGTGTCGTGACCTCCTGGAGTTTGCTCTCTTTGTCGTTCAGGCCTACGAAAATTGTAGCCTTGCAGATTCTCGAATTATTTACTACTTTTGCCATACGATAAATTTTTTGTTGCCCCGGGTTCAACGTCGAGAGATGCAGGCCCGGGGCTTTCCCTTGTCATCTCCCTTCCTCTTAACAGTTACAAATATAACTCTTTTTTTTGGAACAAACAAAAACTAACGAAATTATTTTCAATTATTTACGCTATTTTTTCCGGATCTCCAGATCTCCGGATCTCCACAATTTTCGTATCTTTGCAATAATCAAAAACAACAACAGTAAAAAATGGCAGCACTTGGAAGAGAGCGCGAAATAACAGAGCGCGAGAAAGCTATTATAACGGCGGCAATTTTTAACTACAAAGATCAGACGCAGGAGGACTGGGATAAAATTTTCTTGCTCTCCAGAAATGGAGCAACAAAAATTCAAGTCAAAAATCGTGGGAGTTCGCAATCGGTTTCCTGGAAATCCAGATCCGCCGTGAAAAAATACCATCAAGAAGAAGCTGAACGCATTGACAAAATTTTCAGAGATCGCGAAAATAAAGCTATCACGGATTTTATGCGTAATAAATCCAAGGATGAAATTTGCAGCCTCTGGGAAAGGCTGAATGAAAGCGACAACCAGAATGAAAGCACCAGCACCGCCCTAAGATCTGGAGCACTGGACGCAACAGGCGAAAGCGATAACAGCAAGGCCGGCAGCATAGACTTTTTGCAGCCGCTGGAGGTTGATTTCAGAGACAGGGAGCAATTTCTTAATTTCCTGAATGCCGAGGCCAACCGGATAAAGGACGGCAAAACGAGGCTCGACGTGCTGAAGATGTTATCAGATCTTCAGAGGATGAAAGAGGCTGAGAACGGCAAGAACGGCGAAATACAACGCTTTTATACTCCTTTGCAGTGCCGAGATTGCGAATTATACCGCAAAGCGAAAGTTGAAATCGAAAGCGATTGACATTCAGGAATATAAACAAAAGTTTAATATCCTGATTATCAGCACATTAAACAAAATACATAAAGTTTATATGCTCTTTGTAATATATTGATTTATAGCGAGTTGCAAAAAGTGTAACGCACCTTATTAGGGTGTGTAACTATTTTTGCGGATACAGCGGAAATTTCCAGGCACGGAAGCCCCTGGGGGGGGGGTGATCCGGGCGCGAAGCGCCCCACCCTATCCCTCTATATTTTTTTTATTTTTTTTGCGTTTAGCTGTAATTATCGAAAAACGATATGAGAATAGGCCTATAGGAAAAAAGGGGTGAAAAAATCCTTTTCCGAGGCTCTTTTTAATGTTTTGATTACAAGGATGTTACATTCTTTTACGTTACTTTCGTTACCTTTTTTTATGTTGATGAGGGGAGAATAAGATATTATAGAAAGAGTTTGTTGATTTTTGCTAACGAAACTAACGTATAACGTTTTAACTTATTGATAATGAGCGGTGATTTGCTTTCGATTTTTGGTGTTACCATATCGGTTCGGAAGGTGTAAGAAGTTGTTTCTGATTGCGTTGCGGTGTTTTCTCCGTGAGTAGGGGAATAATCGAAACGTGACCGTGGTAGCGAAAAAAGTGGGATATTTGCGTTGTATGAGTATCGAGCATAAGATATTGTCGAGGCTTCATCCGGAGAGGGAGTCCTTCACCGAGGAAGAGTTGAGGGGTGTGTCGGAGGTGCTGTCGGCCGCGAGGTCGCTGAGGGAGGGAGCTTCCCCGAAGCGTAGGTATCCGAGTGTCGAGTGCGGGATCGGGGAGACGGTGACGGTGTGCGGTGTCGAGTACGTGTGCGTGGCGGTGCCGGAGGGCGTCGACCACAGGGACTGCTGCTCGGGGTGCGACTTCTCCCGCAGGTACAGGAACTGCGACTGCGTGAAGTGCTCGGCGTTCGACCGGGCGGACAGGAGGTTCGTGTGGTATGTGGAGACATCGGGGGAGGAGGTGTGCGATGGGGAGTAAGGTGTCGCCGGTGTGCCCCGCCCTGAGGGCCGAGCTGTCCTCTCTTCTCGGGAGGAGGAGGGCGGCCTTCGACACGCTTGGCCACGTGCAGTCCGCCTCTCAGAGGGTGGACGCGCTGTGCGCGGAGGTGCGCGGGTGCGTTGCCGATTCCGGCCTGAGGTACGTGGACGGGGAGCTGTCGCACTACGAGGACGGGTGCTACGTCCCGATACGCAGGGACGCGCTGATGATGACGCTGGCCAATGTCCTGTACTCGCTGGGTGTCGGGGCCTCGGATGTCAGGAGGATGGCGGACCTTCCGCTGTCGGTGCTGTGGGATATGTCCGTGGAGTCCGACCCGATGCTGGTGCGTTTCGACGACTGCGTGCTGAACCTGCGGACGGGGCGGAGGTCGCCTCACTCCCCGTCCCTGCCTGTGACGTGGCGGATGCCCTACGCCTACGGGGACGGGAGGCCTGAGGCCCCGGAATGGGAGGCGTTCCTCTCGGAGGTGGTGCCGGACGGGGCGGAGAGGGCGTGCCTCCAGGAGTTCTTCGGGCTGTGCCTGATAGACAGGCGCTCGGTGAGCGTGGAGAAGATGGCCATCTTCGTGGGCGGCGGCGCGAACGGGAAGAGCGTGGTGTTCGACGTGGTGAAGGCGGTGATGGGTCTCGACAAGGTGGGTTTCCTCTCTCCTGACCAGCTGGCCGACCCGAAGCAGGCGGTGACGCTGAGGGGCAAGGTGGTGAACTTCGCCCCCGACGTGCGCAAGGGCGCGTCATTCGACTCCGCCCTGAAGGCCCTCGCCTCCTCGCAGGAGGTGCAGGGCTGGAAGCTGTACGAGGGCAACGTGGTCGTGAAGTGCCCCCCGCTGGTGTTCGCGCTGAACGAGATGCCGGCCTTCAGGGACGTGACGGACGCTTTCTTCCGGAGGCTTCTCGTGTTCCGCTTCGGTGTGACGATACCGCCGGACAAACAGGACAGGGGGCTCGCTTCCCGGATAGTGGCGAACGAGCTGCCGGGCGTGTTCCGGTGGATCCACGAGGGGGCGAGGCGGCTCTCGGCCAACGGGGGCGCGTTCACCCCGTGCGAGCTGATGGAGAAGGATCTTGAGGTGATAAAGCGCAAGGCGAGGGCGGCGGCGAGCCCTGTGAGCAGGTGGCTGGAGAGGAACGGCCTCTATCCGGAGCCGAGGCATTCGGGGCAGCACCCCCTGAGGGTGGCCCAGAGCCACATCTTCCACGAGCTGCGGGGCAGCGTCACCAAGACGGACATCACGAGGGAGATGGCCTCCCTCGGGGTGTGCAGGCTGAGGGGAGCGGAGGTTGTGTATATTCTTTACAAAAACGATAGCGATGAAGGTAAGTAGAGGCAAGGTCCGGCTTCAGGCCGGCGAGACGAGGGTCGGGAGTTTCGTCCTCAAAGACAAGGACGGAATGATCCAGGTGAGGGACATATCGGGGAGCGTGTTCTTCTCCGTGTCCAAGTCGCTCCCGAAGGGGATGCTGCTGGAATCCATGATCAAGGACGGTGCCGACGGGATCAAGGGGATCATAGCCGTGACGTGGAACTTCCTGAGCGTGGTTCCCGACATGGAGTTCCTGAAGGGTGTCAACAGGCTCTGCGCGGAGTGCGCCGGGCGGCATCCGGAGATGTACGGGGTGAAGCCGGGTCTGACTGACAGGGAGCAGGATGAGGAACTCTCGGAGGCGATGCTTGACGAGGCGGCCCGCGGGGAGTTCGCCAAGGCGGCGGAGAAAACGGAGGAGGGGCTATGAGGGTGAGTCTCGGCAGGATGCCGGGGACGGTGAGTCTCCTCCCCTATATCGACATACTGTTCCCGGGACGGTGCGTGGCGTTCGGCTGGCTCCTCTGGACGGTCTCGGTTGACTGGTAGTCAAAAAAAAGAGGTTCTTTTCATACCATTGGATATTTTTTATCCCCGTCTTCGCTGTGATGCGCGGACGGGGTTTTTCGTTTGCCGCCCTTGGCCGTTTCCTTGGGCTTTGGCGGCGTTTCTGTCCTTGGGCGCGCGGTTGTTAGTCCGTCCTTGGCTCTTGCGTCAGAGGGCTTTATTCCTGCTCCTCGCCCCTTGTCACGGGGACGATGCGGCACATACACCTCGGATGGGCGGGGAGGCATATCTCGGTGAGGGGATGGATCCCTACGCAGAGGTCGTCGCAGTGCCCGCAGTCGAACGACGAGCCCCTGACGACACGGTAGCCGGAGACATCGTCCCTTCCCCTCAGCTCAAGCAGCGCGGCGTACTGGAACGCCTCGTTTATTGAGTTCTGCCCCGTGAGCGTGAGTCCGCCTATGATGTCGGACGAGAGGCCTTGCCCGAACCCCTGCGGAGGCTGGATCCCCGATCGCGCCCACAGCCCCGACCCTGACGGGCTGGCGGAGTGCGTCCTCATTTGGGAGAGTATCGCGGAGGCGGCAAGCCCGCACGCGAACCCGGCTCTCGCCCATGACTCCAGCGAGTCTCTCAGTCTGGAACACCACCAGTCGTAACGCTCCGTCCTGTCCTTGTCGCCCTGCTCCCTGCCAACGTATTCCTCGACTTCCCCGAGGTCGGCCTCCGCATCCGATATGGTCTGCATCACCCGCGTGTTGTTGTCGGCCATAAGGTCGTCTGACAGTTCGAGGAGGATCCTGTTGACCTGCGTGTCGAGGTCGTCGTTGAACGAGAACGTGAACGTTTTTCCGAGGTATCTGTAAGCCTCGGCGAGGGCGAGTATGGCCTTGGAAGCGTCCCAGACGCGCCGCTCGACGTCTCCCCGGACCTTCTCCATCTCTTTCGCCGAACTCTCCCTTGTCATTCTGCCTGTCTGTTGCGGAAGTCGTTGACAGTGTTGCCGGACACGGAAGCGGCGCCCGTGAGCGCGTCATGCTCCTCGTCGAGTACCCTCTGGTACTCCGAGTTCACGCCGAAGCCCAGCTCATAGCCGAGCTCGGAGGCGGTCTGCCTTGACAGCGCGCCCGCTGACCTAAGCTGCAGGATGTTGCTGACCTGCTCGGTCTCCGACATGAAGATGTATGGAAATATCTCGGCCTTGACCCTGAACGCGGAGAACTCGCTGACCCTGCCGGAGTCCACTCCGTAGCCGTGCTGGAAGAGCTCCACCACGTCGTCGAGGAACGGCTGGAAGTGCTGCGCGTCCAGCAATGCCTTCTGGTAGGAGTCGGCGAAGAGCATCTTGACCGTCAGCGATGACATGTCCGCTCCCGACTTGATCTCCGGCGTCTCCACGGCGAAGGAGGACTTCATGATGTTCTTCTCCAGGGCGTTGAGCTGGAGGGTGAACGAGCTGGAGGCGTCAGCCGGCTCCAGATAACCTATCTTGGCGTCCGCGCTCGGTGAGTCTATCCTTGTCGGGGTTCCGTCGAGCGTGGCCTGCATATTCATCGACTCTCCGAACGAGTAGAGGATGCGGAGGGCGTAGGCTGCGTTGTTCTCCGCGAGCTGGCTTATGGCGGTCTCGTAGGCCTCTATGAGGCTCTGGGAGTTCGCCCAGAACGGGGCCCCGTAGCGGTCGTAGGCTATCGGGACGCGCCCGTAGTTGTGCGGTATCGGTTCCTGGTCGATGATCCACGAGGCGGCCTTCCTCCCGTCCGCGTCCATCCGGTAGCGGCAGTATCGGGTGTAGTCCCACACGTCGAGGTACTCGGTCATGCCTACACCGCCATCACCCTGCGCCCTGTACCTCCTCCCGAAGAGGGCGAGCCGCCCTGTCAGCGGGTCGTAGTGCGGATAGAGCGTGTCGCCCCTCTCGAACGAGAACGACCTCCAGCCCATCCTGCCTCCGCTCAGCCAGAAGGCGAGGGCGCAGTCCCCTGTCTTGCCGTCCGCGGCTATGGCCTCGTAGAGGGCGTTCTCCATATTCCTCATCTGCCATCCCTCGCGGAAAGCGGCCAGCGTCCTCTGGTCGGACGGGGAGGCCTCGGAGTTGGCGATGCGGAAGTTCACGCTGTTGCCTATGAGCGTGGTGAGCCTCTTGGTGAAGATGCGCTCCTGAAAGGCTATCGCTATCCTCGTCTTGATCTTCTGCCTGTACCGCCCGCTCTCGTCCTTGGAGAACGGGTTCGGGTAGTACTTCATGGAGTTTATCCTGTGGGAGTTCACGTCGTACTCCCTGAGGAAGTCGGACTGCGTGAGCAGCTCGAACCTGAGCGGGTCGGTAGACGGCGAGTCGATCGCGCCGCCGTTCCCCGTGCGGTAGGTGCCGCCTCCGGGCGTGAGCCTGTCCGAAGGGAGCGTCCTCTTGAACGCCTCCTTGACGAGGATATCCTCCGGACTCATCGTGTCTATTCTCGGAATCTTCATATTCTTTGATTGTTAGGTTTGACTACCAGTTCTCGAACCCCGTGCGCACGCACCTCCTCTTGATGGCGTACAGGTGCTCGACCATGAACAGCGCCTCGATGAAGTCCGGGGAGTGTCCTATCTCCGCCTTCATCTGGGGCTTGGATATTATCTCGAAGCGCCCTCCGTCGCTGTCCTTGCGCCTTATGGCGCGCCTCTCCTCCACGAGCCTGTCCGCGACCGTGAACGACCTGCCCTTCGAATCTGTGAACCGCCTTTGAAGTATGCGGGAGTCTATCGAGAACAGCCCCGACTTCACGTCCTTGACGAACTTCTCGGCGCACTCGCTCTTGAGGTTGTTCCACAGGAGCGTGTTGCTTGACTGGGACTTGTTGTTGAACGGCACGGCTGACGGGAACGCGTCCTTGAGCCACAGCCCGAGTCCGTTGGAGTCGTAAGTGAAGTTCTCCTGCCGCACCCCGTTCCTTTCGAGGAACCTGCGGACGAACGCCTCCACCGCGTCCGTTGGCACGCCCCTCCACGCCTCCATGTCGGCTATGTGATGGCCGTCGAAGGCGAAGATGACGAAGAAGTCTCCCGTGAGCGCCACGTCGGCCGAGGCGCGCATGAATCCGTCCCTGCGCTCGGTGTTGTCGAAGAGGCGGGACATGTCCTCGGCTGACAGCATCGAGGTCCCCGAGTCCATGTCCTGCCAGATGCCCTCGATGTCGTTGACCACTCCCTCGCCTCCCTTGGCGGATATTCGGGACATATACTTCGGGTCGCTTATCTGGAGTATCTTGTTGTCCTTGAACTCTCCGTTGATGAACGTGATGGAGGTGATGAAGTCCTTGTAGGACGAGCCTGTGCTTATGCATAGGTTGTCTATCTTGGAGTGGACGGTGGCGTTGTTGTAGACCTCCTCGGGGGTGTCGCCCCAGACCATCTCGCTCACGTCCTTGCCGTAGCGGTAGAAGTACCTGATCTTCCCGTCCCTCTCCGGGATCGCCCTGTTCGTGTCGGGGTCTATCCACCAGTCGAGGAGAAGCCTTAGCTTGTTGGACTTGCCGACCGGGTTGCAGGTGCAGATGAACTTCGGCCTGACGCCGGACGTGGTTCGGTTCGAGGCGAGCAGGTCGAATATAACGTCAAGGTCGTCCCTTGTGTGCTCGGCCAGCTCCTCGATCAGCACGAACGCCATCTCCACGCCCCTGAATCGGTCCGCTATCTTCTTCGGGTCCTGGAGGTGCTCCATCTTCATCGTGGCCCCGCGCCCGTTCAGGAACTTCCACTCGAAGCTGGTGTCTGCGGGGCTTCCGAGCCATCGGTAGACCTGCTTCGAGGACTTCCAGATGCCTCGGGCTATGTCGTCCTCATACTTTCGGAATCCGTAGCCGTTCACGTCGGGGTTGAAGATGTACGGAAGGAACTCGTAGAGGCCGACATAGGTGTTGTGGGTGACTATGAAATCGTCTGTCATATAAAGACAATCCCTTGAATCCACCGTAAGGCAACGACAGTCCTTTTTCCCGACATATTCATATCCGACTATCCTTCTGCCCGGCACAGATGCTCCACCGTTATTAGGGCGGCATCTCTCCTTCTTGCGCGAAAGTCTGAACAACCTATGCGTGTCACGTATGCGGATGCATATCTCGTATGCGTCATTGCATTGTATATATTCCCCGTCTTTTTTGTATCCAGCCTTCTTTTGCGTTATGGTTGCAGTGCCGCCAAGGGATTCTATCACAAATCTGAAATCTTCCGCCAGCCTCTTGCTTATTGTAGTGTAGTAGCACTTCCCGTCGGCACTGACATATCCATCGGTATCCATAAGGCCCTGAATTAGTGAGAATCGTTCGTCCACGGTGCCGTAGAGAAATCTCGTTGGGATGAACTTTTCACCGCTAAGCGTATACCGGAGGCGTAATGTATCAATATCGGTTCTTATGGTACGATCGTGGATTTTATAATCCCTTGCCTTATTTTCGGGTGCTGTTGTAAAGTGCGACATATCAACGCCGCGCTTCACGAACTCGTTTACAATCTCTTCATCCGCTGAGGTTAGCCTTATCTCCTTGCCGAGATGTCCGTCACCAATCAACGCCCCTATCAAATACGGATTTGTCGCTATTTTGGTTCTGGATGCGCCTTTTGTGAATTTTACCGGCTCGCATAGTGGCACAATCAAATTGTTTTTTTGTTTTGCTTTAAACTCTCCAGTTTTTTGCTTGTCCAGAAAATCTTTTATTTGCGCAAATGTCCATACCCTCCAAGCGTCTTCTTTCCCAGTGCCGTTTATCAGTCTGCTTTTATAGACGAAATTAGTCCTGTGTACCAGCCATAAATGTTCAAGTCCGCATTCTGTTGATGTCCCGTCTGAGAATATCAAGCGATACACGTCTTTACTCTTATGTTCAAATATTTGGATAACTCTTTCCATTCCCCCCGAAACAGGATTGGAGATGATATTTCCTATTTTAATATCACCCAAACGTCTTAATCCAAAGGGAGTTACGATTTTACAATCTAAAGGCTGCATTTTCCCTCCGCCGCGTTTTCCACCCACTATCTTGATGTCGGCCTGCGTGGTGAGAACCTTCTCCTGGAAGCCGGCCTGTGGACACATGTTGAATATCCTCCTGCCGTCTTTCTTGCGGCCGAGGTTGTCCTCCCGGATGCGTTCCACGAGGTCGTAGGTGTACACCCTCTGGCCGTGTCTCAGGAACACGGGGTCAAGGTACTTCTCTGTGTCTATGGTCTCCTCTCTCATCGTCCGCAAAGGTGCGGACAGGCGTGTTATAAAGTGTAATAATTATCACACTTTATATCAGGCGGAGCCCCACCTTTGCGACAGGTTAAATCATTTTGGGTCAATATGAAACAGAAGATCATCGCAGCCCTCAAAACGAGGTACAAGAACATCGGGTTGGGGGAGAAGGCTTTCGACGGGGTTGCCGCGTTCCTGGAAAAAACCGTCACCAAGGAGGAGGACATCGAAGCCGCCGTTGCGGGCGACGATGTGGCCGCGCTCGTCAGGGCGATACAGGGCGATCAGGACAGTCTCCGCGCGAGGAACACGGAGCTCCAGAGGAGCCTTGACGAACTGAGGGAGGCGGGATCCGGAAAGACCGACCCGAAACCTGGGGAGGGCTCCGAGAAAGATGACGCCGCGCTCAAGGAACTCAAGGAGCGCTTCGACAAGCTGGAGGAGAACTACACGAAGGTGATGGCGAGGGAACGCAATGGCGGGATAACCGCGGAACTCAGGAAGAGGCTGAAAGACAAGGGTTCGGACTGCGAGCCGGTTCTCGACCTTATCCTGAAGGATCTCCAGATCGCGGAGACCGACACAGCCGACACGCTTGTTGACAGGTGCGTGGCCTCCTACGACGAGGCCTACAAGAGGTTCTACGGGGACGGCCCGGCTCCGAGGAGCGGCATCCGCCAGCCGGAGGGCTACAAGAGGGGCGACTTCTCAGGCGAGGTCGAGAGGCTGAGGTCCGAGGGCAAGCTCCCGCAGCAGAAGTAAAGTTCAACCAAAACCGATTTGAGAAATGAAACAGAGCTCATTCAACGCCTTCGGGCAGAAGAGGGAAGGTTTCGGCGGACGGCACATACCGGTCTGGCTCGGAACAGTGACCCCTTATCCTGTGGGAGGCTCTCTCGCCAAGGCATACGTCAAGGCGGGACTTCTCCTTCCGGCCGGCACGCCCATCCAGCTAAAGGACAGGGTGATCACGCCGGCGCTGGTCTACACCGTCAAGGCTTACGCCTCCGGTGTGCTGACCATCGACCCGTCCGAGCATCCGGGATTCACACCGGGCAAGGACATGTACGTCAGGCTCGTTGGGGACACTTTCCCGGCGGGCGACGGGGTGAAGGTTACGGACGCCGCGGCCAACGCGGCCACGCCGTCGCAGCTTGACCTCACCGCCACCGTGGCCTCGGCCAAGGCCGGCAGCAAGGTCATCATCAGCGCGGAGGCCAACGTGACCCCGAACGCCTACCTGTACAACGACATCTACCTCGGAGACATCGACGCGGATGACGAGGGCGCGGGCGCGTCCGGAGCCGCGGTGATGTCACACGCCGAGGGAATCCTCATCGACCGCACGCCGTCCGCTGACATTGCCGCCGCGATGAAGGCCGCAGTGCCGGGCGTGATCCAGGTGAACGGCTAAACCCTAAAAAACAGAAAGAGATATGGAGACATACACTTTGGAATTTTACGACCTGCTTTCCAGGGCTCTGGGAGGCAGCGACCCGGCGAGGCTCCAGGGCTACATCGACGAGGTGATGCCCAACAAGTACAACAGCCTCCAGCTGGACGGCTTCGAGCTTGACCCGGACATGCAGCTCGACTTCACCTACGAGCAGCTTCAGGGCGAGGTCGGCCTGAACGTGATGGCGACCTACGTGGACCTCGACTCACCGGCCAAGCCTGTGAGCAGGGAGCCTGTGCAGCTCACCACGGGCAAGATCCCGAGAATGAAGATGGTCGAGTACTTCAACGAGGACAAGCTGCGCAAGCAGTACATCCTTGAGCAGCGGTTCGGGGCCACCTCCAGCAGGGTCGTTGACGCCGCCCTGAACAACCTATTCGTCACCATCGACACCCTCATCGGAGGCCACACCAACTCGCTGACCTACCAGAGGCACCAGGTCGTGTCGAGGGGCAAGTTCGAGCTGACCGACACGAACAACCCGAACGGCCTCGTCAACCAGACCTTCGCGGCGCACGTGCCTTCCTCCAACATCACGTCCCTGACGGGAACGAAGAGATGGTGGACAGACAGCACCTACGACACCGAGGGCACCCAGGCCAACCCGATCAAGGACCTCAGGGACTGGATCAGGGACGCCAAGAGGAAGACAGGCGTGTCGATGCACATCGAGGTGGACAGCGACTACTTCGATGCAGTCCTCAGCCACTCGAAGGTGCTCGCCGCCATCGGGGCGAACCTTTTCCCTACCGCGGACGCGGGCGTGCAGGCCTCATCGGCCTCCGTGCAGGGGGACGACGTGAAGAAGGCCGTCTTCGAGAGGATCGTGGGCGTTCCCGTCAAGGTCATCGACTCGATCGTGGCCGTGGAGAAGTGGGACAACGACTCGAAGACGCTCTCAAGGAAGTCGTTCCGCGCGTTCGAGGGCAACGTCCTCGTGCTCGTGCCTGACGGCGTCATCGGCACCGTGAAGACCGTGGAGCCTATCGCCATCGGCGGCGGCGACTACGCGACCTACTACGGGGGAAGGCTCCTGCTCACCGTGGGCGCCGACTACGTGAAGAAGTGCCAGAGCTTCAACACCGAGATGACATCGCTTGTCGTGCCTTCGGTGCCTCAGCACTTCTACTACTTCCATCCTTACTCGGCCTAACTGACGGAGGGGAGGCATGGCGGACTACACGATAGACCAGTGGCTTCCGGGGATGGTTGACTACAACGTCCCCGACGGCACCGTGAGGGCGATCCTGTTCAACAACGGCGTGGCCTCCGGCGCTCCTGTGTCGGAGGTCGGCCAGAGGGAGCGGGACCTCTGCCTCGCGGACCTCTATATGTGGCTCGCGTCCTCCTCGTCGTCCTCGACTGGGGAGTATGTGTCCGACGGCGGGTGGCAGCACCAGAAGGCGGCGAAGAATGTCGTCGACCGGGCGGGGCTGCGCCAGATGGCCCAAAGGCTCTACGCCAAGTGGGAGTCTGACAAGGCCGAGGAGGCCACCGCCGGAGGATTCACTATGAGAGACCTGTATTAGAAACCGATACACCAGATGTACAACCCACGTTTCCCATTCATATTCAAGGCGTTCAGGGCGAGGCTGGACGAGAACGGAGATCCCGGAGTCGATGACAGGGGGAATCCGGTCTACGAGCCTGTGCTTCTGGAGGCCTGCGTGATGTCCGACTGGGAGCCCGTCAGGAATCCCGACGGCTCCTTCGTGACCGAATGGGTGGACGAGATGCCCTTCGGGTACAGGACATCGTCCGAGAACACGGGCGAGGCCGGGGATGTCGCGGTGTCGGATTACCGGCTCGCGTGTCCGATGTTCCTCACGCCCCTCGATCCGGGCGACATACTTGTGATGGAGGATTACACGAGGGTTTACAGGTGCGAGGTGGTCAAGCAGACCACGTTCAACCTCGGCACCAACGTCTGGGTCAAGGAAGTCAAGAACTGATGGCAAGGAGCAACGAGAATGTCATAGAGGCGGCCTTCGCCCGTCTCGCCGCCTCCGAGGAGAGGACGGTGAGGGAGGGGCTTGTCCGCGTCATGAGGGAGGCCGTGCGCTACGCGCTGGACATCCACGACGCAAAGCACCAGAGGCACCTCACGTCCGGTGACACCTACGGGTGGCTCGTGGTTCACAACGGCGCCTCCGTGCAGATGGAGGTCACCTCCGCGGGCGAGGCCATAGGCGATGTCACGGCCCGGCTCCTCCGTATGGAGGGCAGGGTCAGGCGCACCGGATGGGTCGGCGTCGTGATGGCAGGGATCAATCCCCCGTCCTTCTTCTCGCTCGACTACGAGCTTGACGTGATGCACGACACCGTGGACATGACAGCGAGGACCTTCGCCGAAAAATTCAAACCCGTTGGATGATGAACGTCTTCGACATAACGGAGCTGGAGGACGCGCTGGTGCGCATCGTCAGGGATGACCTGAAGGTCAGCGGCGCCGTGTACTCCTCACGTCCGAAATCAGCCCCGCAGAAACCCGACTACGTGGTGGCCAGGGTCTCCGGCGGCGTGGAGGACATGGGTACATACGGCGAGTGCCGCGTGGTGTTCGAGCTTTTCGCCAAGAACGCCAACAGCTCCAAGAACGGGAGGCGGCTCTCGGTGATGTACAAGACCCTCATGGAGGGGCTTCCGTCCTACACCGGACGCTACGAGTTCGACAATCATCCGAACGTCATCGGGGACACCGAGGACGACTTTGGTTTCAATTGCAGGATAGTAAGCATAAAGACAACAATAAAAGTCATTTAGGATATGGCAGCAACACTTACACACGCAATGCTGGAGGACCTGCACAGAGGGTGCGCGTCCATCAAGCTGCTCGCCGTCCCTTCGGACGGCTCCGTGGACTTCAAGACACTCACGTTCGCCACTGCGGACGAGATCTTCACCTTGAAGGACACCTTCCGGATAACCCAGGACGACCCGTCCACGGACGAGATCAAGATCGACCAGAACGACGAGACCATCGACACCGATGTAACCAGCGGCGAGATGAAGCTCCAGGGCGACATCCCTTCCGTGGCCTCCGCGCTTCTGGCCTACTTCTTCGCCGCCGGACAGTCCGCCGCGTCCGTCACCGCGAGCACAGGCGAGACCTACACGGGAGCCGGATTCTTCAAGACCCCTAAAGAGGTCATGGCGTCCGTGCTTGTCGTGAGCGCGTCCAAGAAGACCGTGATCGTCTTCGCGAGGGTGAAGTTCGTGGCCTCGCTCACGCAGGACAGCACCTCGAACCCTCTGTGCGTGAGGTTCGCGGGTACCGTGCTCGGCAACCTCAAGAGCGGCGAGGGCGACTTCGCAGTGCTCAAGAAGTCGGCTTAAAAAGTCCCCTGAGGATTCACACACCCTGCGGGTGGGGTCTTCCGCCCCACCCGCTTTTATTTTGTCAAGACATGGAACAACCAGAAACAAAGGCGAGGAGGGAGTACTTCGACAACGTGGTCGAGGACATCCCGGAGAAGGTGAGGATCCCCGGCACCAAAAAGACCGTGAGGGTCACGGGGATGAAGCCGTACACGATGCAGAGACTGACGAGGCTATGGCTGGAGAGGGACGATATGGAGGCCGCCAAGGAGGATTCCTCCGAGACGACGCGCAGCCTCTGCCGCGAGCCGTACTTCGCGGCCAAGGAGGCCGCCCTGATAGTCCTTAACGGCTACTGGAGGATAAGGCTGTTCTGGCCTTTCCTGTGGCGCTGGTGGGCGCTGTGGCGCGGCTGGACGGAATCGCAGTACACCCCGATAATAGCGGCGGGTAAAAAAAAAGTTCCGCTTACGGCACACTGGACGAATATGGCGTTCTCGGTGGATATGAGGACGGACTGGATGACGATGACGAGGAAGGAAGCCGAGCGGTACCGAGCCGAACTTCTTTCGGCCGCGAGTCAGCTTTCATCAAGGAATACCCCTTCGCCGGAGGGACAAGACGGTTCCTCTTCGGGCTCGTCAGGGTCAGGAACTGGGTCTATAACTGCGAGCTGACGCTTCCGCAGATAGACGTGATGATGAGCGACCTTCCGCACACCGTATGGAGGCGGAAAGGGTCCGGGAAAGGCTCGGCGGACGGATCGCCCCGGTCCGGCGAGGACGAGTCGGTGAGGCTCAACGAGGAGTCCCTGCGGAAGCTCCGCGCGAGGATAGCCGCGAAGGGGATGACGGTGGAGGACGTTTTCAACGGGGCGGACGAGGAATCAGACAATCAGGAACATGGCGACGATAGACAACCTTAATTTCAAGGTCATACTGGATGACGTTGACTTCAACAAGAGGATCAAGGACGACATAGCGGCGGCGAAGGCGGCCAACGTGGAGCTTTCCACGCTGCTGGAGGTCAAGCAGAAATTCAGCCAGATTTCGGCATCCGACGCGGCGAGCGCGAAGCGCGCCCTTGACATAGAGGCGAGGAGGGCTCAGGCTGCCGCCAAGACGGCCGCGGCTGAAGAGAAGGTGCGGCAGGCCGTGGAGCGCACCGCGAGGGAACATCAGAAGGTGCTTACCGAGCAGAATAAGACGGCGGCTGCGGCGGAGAGGCTCAAAAGGGAGCAGCAGCGGACGGCCGACGCGGCTGACCGCAACACGGGCGCGTTCGGGAGACAGAAGGGTATCCTCGGGCAGCTGTCAACCATGGCGGCCGCCTATTTCTCCGTGCAGGGCGTGACGCGCTTCCTCGGCTCCATCATCAGGGTGACGGGTGAGTTCGAGATGCAGAGGATGGCGCTGCGCAACATCGTGCAGGACGTGCAGGGGGCGGACGCCCTGTTCGGCAAGCTCCAGAAGCTTGCCTTGCAGTCGCCGTACACGTTCTCCGAGGTCACGTCCTACGCCAAGCAGCTCTCTGCGTTCTCCGTACCCCTCGACGAGCTGTACGACACCACGAAGATGCTGGCCGATGTCTCGGCGGGTCTCGGCGTGGACATGAACCGCATGATCCTCGCCTACGGACAGGTGAGGTCCGCCTCCTTCCTCAGGGGGCAGGAGGTGAGGCAGTTCACCGAGGCCGGAGTGCCGCTGCTGCAAGAACTGGCGGGTCAGTTCACGGAGCTGGAGGGCAGGGTCGTGAGCGTTGGAGAGGTGTTCGACAAGATAAGCAAGCGGGAGGTCCCGTTCGAGATGGTGGCCAAGGTCTTGAAGGACCTCACGAGCGAGGGCGGCAAGTTCTTTGACATGCAGTCGGTGCTGTCCGAGACCCTTAAGGGTAAGGTGATGAAGCTGAAGGACGCCTACGAGCAGATGCTGTTCTCCATCGGGGAGGGCAACAGCGGCTTCTTCCACGGGATCGTGGACACAGCCCTGTCGGCGGTGCGCAACTACGATGACCTGGGGCGTGTCTTGAAGGAGGTTGTCGTTGTGTTCGGCGTGTACAAGGCGGGGGCGTTAGTCGCGGCGGCGGCCAACGGGAAACTGCTCGCGTCTCTGTCTTCACTTGCGGGAAAACTCAAAACCTTGGTCACTGTGAAGATGAACCCTTACGCTCTGCTCGCTTCGGGGGCGGTGGCGGCGGGATTTGCGATTTATGAGCTGACCAAGCGGCAATCCGACCAGCAGAAGATTCAGGCGGCCGCCAACGATGCGATTCTGCAATACAATTCATACATAACGGAGGAAATCTCAAAGCTCGACACGTTATGGGGCGCGTTGGAACGCGCGGAGAAAGGCACCGAGAAATACGACAAGGCGAAATCCGCTTTATTGAAGAACTACGATTCCTATCTCTCGGCTTTGGACAAGGAGAAGATAAGGGTCGGGGAGCTGGAGGGGGTCTATGACCGTCTCGCCGCCGCCGTGAAGAACTCCGCCAAGGAACGGTTCCTTGACACCGTGCTTGAAGGAATGAACGACAAGCAGAAAGAGGGGTTCTCCAAGATAGCCGAGAGATTGAATGACGCGCTCAGCGCGATGAAGGTGTCGGACGCCGGGGTGAGGTCTGAGATCAGCGCGTATGTGAGTGGCCTGCTTTCCCCAGAGGACCTGTCGAAGGAGGCCAAGCGGTACGTGGACAACGCCAAGAAAGCCGTCAAGGACATAGAGAACGGAATGAGCGGTGCGAGGCCTACCGTGAGTCTGATCGAGTATCTCCGCAAGGAGTTCGAGGAACTCGGATTGACCACCGAGGAGGCTCGCAAGAAGATAGAGACTACCCTTGACAAGATCCGCAGGAACCAGTTGGGGAGTGATGCCGGGGCTGAACTTCTCGACTGGCAGAAGGAGGTGAACGCGGCCCTGGAGAAGGCTGAGGGCGAGGCCGCTAAAAAGTCGGGGAACATGATCAAGAGCAGCTCGCAGGATCTGACCGACTACATCGACAAGCTGCGCAAGTCCTACAAGACGCTGACGGAGAGCGTCGCCAACGCTTCCCCAAACTATCAGAAGAACGAGATAGAGCAGTGGAAGAAAGACCTCGAGGGCGTGGAGGCCGTCGCCAAATTGTTGAAGATTGACCTGAACAAGGCTACTTCCAAGGAGCAGACTACCGACAAGCCAGACGAACTCACCGAGCGGCAGAAGGCGCAGCGCGCGGAGATTCAGGCCACTGTTCAGGTGGTGAACAAGCTGAAGGACGCTTACGAGCAGCTGAAGGCGGCAATACCGGGGCCGATGCTCGGCGAGGCGATGAAGGCGCTGTTCCCGGACATATCCTCTTCGCTGCGCGACAACTTCGACTATGACGAGCAGCTGAGGGGGCTGGCCGACCAGCTGCGGCTCATACCGGGAGAGGCCGACAACGCTGACAAGATCCTCGCCAATATGGGCAAGGACGCCACCAAGGTGATGACTGACGCCTTCGAGGCGGCGGAGAAATTCGTGGAGGAGATAAAGAGTCTCACGTCAAAGGATTTCGCCATAGACGGCAAGGGAGTGGCTTTCGACATCAGCAAGATAGTGACCGACCTCAGGTCGAAGAACAACAAGGTTGACCTCAACATCGAGGGCATCCGCGAGGAGTTCGAGGCGGCCAAGACGAACGAGCTTGCGATGAAGGCTCTCAGGATCAAGTACGGGGATGAGTTCTGGAAGAAGTATGTCGAGGGCGGTGACAAGGCGTTGACGGAACTCGCCAATAAGGAGAAGGCGTACAACAGGAAGAAGGCGCAGGAGGGCGTCAACGACCTCGCCAAGAGATACGTGTCGGAGAGCGTCGGCAAGGGGAAGGGCATAGACCTCACGGACCTGAGCCAGAAGTCGCTCCGCCAGATAGCCGTGCTGAGAAAGAAGATAAAGGATGAGTTGGAGAATGTTGACATCGGCAGCCTCGGGCTGTCTCAGGAGACAACCACCAACCTCTACAACTCCGGTCTCAGGCTAAAAGATTTCGTCAAGGCCGTGAAGGATCTGCTGAACGCCGACCTCGACAAGGTTGATGACGAGATGAAGGAAAAGCTCCTGAAAGGGGCGCAGGCCGCAGCCAAGGGAGTAAGCCAACTCGGAGACTCGTTCGTCCAGCTCGGAGACGCGATGGGCAACGACAGAATAACGTCCATCGGCGAGACGATGAAGGGCATCGGCGACGCGTTCGCGAACATAGCCTCCGGTGCGGCATCCGGCGGCGTGTGGGGTGCTGTGGCGGCAGCGGCGATGGAGGTGCTCAAAGGAGTGACGGGCGCTCTGACCAACGAGGCGGCGGAGGCGAGGGAGGCGAAGCAGAACACCGTCGATTTCGCCAATGCGCTTGCGCTACTTGAATTGAATGTCTCCAACGTGTCTTCCGTTTTTGGCGAGGCTACGTTCTCTAAGATGGGCGAATATTTCGACAAAGGCAGGAAGGCGGCGGAGGCATACAGCGAAGCTCTGAGCGATTTGAATATGAAGTACGGTACGCTGGAACTTATAAACTCCGGTACGGGTGCGCAAGACGACAGGGGATTTTTTGCCTTCAATGGTCCGAGGTTCAACAAGCAAATCTATGATATAGATGAGGCTTTGGACGGGTTGAAGAGGATGCAGGTCAAGACCAAGGACAGAAACTGGTTCCAGCAGCTTCTCGGGATGTCCGATGAGCACACCGCCCTCGGCAACCTCGCCCCCGATCTTTGGGACGCCGACGGCGCGTTCAACGTTGAGAACGCCAAGGCTTTCCTTGAGACGAACACCCAGTTGAGCGAGGAGCAGAGGAAGGAACTCCAGAACCTCGTGGACATCAAGGAGAAGTACGATGAGATCCAGAAGCAGATAGACAGTATGGTAGAGTCCCTTGTCGGCTCACTCGCCGGGGATATGGTGGATTCGTTCCTCGACAACTTCAAGCGGGTGGGCGACGCTGTTGACGACCTCGACTCGGCGTTCCAGAACCTCGGCGAGACGATATTGAAGTCGATGCTCCAGTCCTATGTCATAGACGAGATACTGAACGAGTTCGAGCCGAGGGTCAAGGACATGTTCAAGCAGTACAGCGAGGGGAATATCTCCGAGGTGGATCTCTTGGACAAGACGGCAGAATTAGTCGATGATGTCAATGAAAAAACGAAAAAATCTGCCGCTTTTCTCAATAGCATATTGCAGGCGGCAGAGGATAGAAACCTTCTGGGAGACGGAACTTCATCAAATTCATCCTCCCTCTCGGACGGCATCAAGGCGGTGACCGAGGACACGGCGAGCCTTCTGGCGAGCTACATCAACGCCATCAGGGCGGACGTGTCGTTCGCGAAGACGCAGAGGGCGCAGGTTCTGGAGATTCTGCGGTCGGCCTTCCCTTCCTCTCCGACACTCGCTGAGCATCTCGCCCAGATCCAGGCGAACACGTACAACACCGCCGTGGCCACGCAGGAGATGCTGGCCGAGTTCAGGGGCGTCCTCGCTCCGCACTCAGAGGGCGGCAACGGGGTGAAGGTCGTGGCCGAGTGATATAAAGTGTTATAATAATAGCCGCTGTTAGCGGCAATTATTGAATCTTTGGGGAGAGAAAATGAATCATCCGGCATGCCGTACCTTCCTGACATAAAGGACTACAAGCCGTTCTACATCCAGACGGCCTCGGACACGTCCGCGATCGACACAGCCTCGTCTTTCGGGATGGTGGCGAAGTCGAACCCGTACCCGCTGCTGCCGGAGCCGAAGGACGTGTACACGAACGAGTGGAAGGACGAGGACGGGGACGACGAGTACACGGCAAAGATGTACTACAAGGCGTTCGAGTTCGATGTCTCCTTCTACGTGAAGGCGTACTCGTCAGGCTCGGTGTCGTCCGAAGCCGTGCTGCGGTCACAGGTGGACTCGTTCTTCGCCAAGGTGAGGGACGGGGAGTTCAGCGTCTATGACTCCTACACGGGTGTAGGGTACAAGGCCGTGAGGTACGCGGGGTACAAGGAGGAGTCGTTCCTCCGCAGGGGAAGCTGGACGCGGGCGATATTCACGGTCACGTTCAAGGTGAACAGCCCCACGGCAAGGATGAAATATTCAGGCGGTTCGATAGAGGAGGTGTAGGGATATGGCGAGATTCAGCATAATGGCCGCTGGCGGCGGCTCGGTGAGGTTCAGGGGATGCCCCGTCTATCACGGTACGTACCTGAAACCGTCCTATCTGGAGTTCAGGGAGATAACGTCCGACACCCCGATAGCGTGGGCGGTCGGGGACTACGTGGACTATACGAGGACGGGGCTGCGCTACACCCTCTATGACCTGCCGGAGATGGCGCAGCACTCGGAGAAGCAGAAGGTCGGGGATAGGTATGTCTATTCTAATGTCCGCTTCTACGCGAGGACGAAGGACTTGGAGCGGTGCCTTTTCAGGGACATAGTGACCGCCGACAACACGGTACATTTCTCGTCAAGGAAGACGATCTCCACGTTCGAGGACGTGGACGGCTTGGCCGCGAGGATACAGGCCTGCCTGGACAGCGGCTATCCGGGAGAGTGGAGCGTGGTTCTGGACACAGACCTGAAGACGAGCGTGACCTCCGTGTCGGAGGCGAGGGAGCTTTCCATCGAGAGCGGGAGCAGCGTCCTCGACGCGCTCGACCGGATATATTCGGTGTGGGAGAACGTGGGATGGACATACTCTTATAACTCCACGACCGGGAAGAACATCCTCTCCATAGGCGGGGCGAACACGAAGAGGGCGGGCAACACCGTGGCCGGAGGCTCCATCGGCAAAGGCTTGGGGCTTACATCGGTGAAGGTGACGTTCTCCAGACTGGACGATATGTGCACGCGGCTCTATCCTTTCGGCTCCAGCCGCAATATGAGGGCGAGATACTACAACACGCTGAACATAAAGGACGCGGAGAGCGTGGACATCCCGAACCTTATGATTCCTGTGTCCTCGTGGGGCAAGACGGACTCGCTGCCGGACCCGAAGAAGGCTTTCATAAGGGTGGCCTCTGTCAGGGACGAGAGGCTTCTGGGCGTGCGCCCGAAGGTGCTCTACTTCGATGACGAGGAATACGGGGAGATATACCCGTCCATAGAGGGGGTGACTATAGGGGACGTGCGGGAGTCTATGGAGACCACGGACAAATACTATCCCTCGACAAGCATATACACAGACTCCGAGAGGGCGGACGAGGTCAAATCGTCGAAGACTGCCAACCTTGATGACGGCACAAGCGGTGTCAAAGAGATCACGCAGACAGTCGATCCGGTATGTGACGCGAGCATGACGGGATCCGTTGGCGTGAACGGGAGCGTCACACTCACCAAGAACATAGGATTTGCATCCCTTAGGATGGGACGGTGGTCTGACATCATTCTGGCGGACGGGCAGGCGGATATATACGTTGAAATGGATAACGGGGTGTCTTTGGACGAGGCGTTCCTGACTGTCACCCACATGGGCAACGAGGCAAAGGTCGATTTGCTGAGAAACTATGATTCCACCACAGGCAAGACGCGGCTGTCTATCCCGGATGATTGTGTACTGCTTCACGATGACTTCTTCAAGGTAAGTGACACGAACTATGGGAACACTTTTATCTTCGAGCTCCACCTGACTGTGACCGCGAGCGCGTCGAAATATTTGCAGTCATCCAGCGTCACTGTTGACCAGAACAACAGCGCGCCGATTTCAATAAGCCTGCGGGACGGGCATCCCACCAGCGCATACGTGACACTCAAGCAGATAGGCTTCGACCCGAACTTGCAGAGACTGTCCTCCAACGGCAAGGTAGGGACGCTTGAGATGAAGACAGGGGCATGCGCCGGAAGGAGCTTCAGAATCGACAAGTGCTCCTATGGCAGCTCAACGGATGGGTGGGATCTGAAAATAAGGCGTGTCGTGGACAGATCGGTGAACATGACATTCCCGAACTCCATATATCCGATAGCCGCCGGGGACAGGTTCGTCCTCACCGACATCAAGATGCCTGACGAATACATCGAGTATGCGTCACAGAGGCTACTCAGCAGGGCGAAGGAAGTGCTTGACGAACTGTCACATCCGATCGCGGTGCTGACGCCTTCGATGGACGCTAAGTTCATAAAGGAGAACGCCCGCAGCTTCATAGAGGGACAATTCCTCAGTTTCGAGACCCCCCTGCTGTCGCAGGGGTATATGGCCTTGGGCTATTATTCAGACCTGATAGACACGCTCACCATCAACGAGAACGAGGCGAACATACCGACATATTCGCTGACGTTGAGGGAGAGGCCGAGGAAGTCCTTCAAGCTGCCGAGCGACAGCTCCGCGTCAAACACGAAGGATGTGGAGTCCGGTGATTCGTCAGGCTCCGGATCTTCCTCATCAGCCGCCAAGGGAGACAAAGGGGAAAAAGGCGATGACGGAGTGGGGATCAAGTCTGTCACCCAGACCACCACCTCAACGGCGGACAGCGGGGAGAATGTGGTTACCGTGAAGTTAACGGACGGGTCGTTCAGCCAGTTCAAGTTCCACAATGGAAGCAAGGGGTCTTCCGGAAAGGATGGTGACACGCCTTACATCGGATCTAACGGCAACTGGTGGATAGGCAGTGTTGACACGGACGTCAAGGCCCAGGGCCGGCCGGGTAAGAACGGGTCTTCCGGGGCAGCCGCGGGGTTCGCCACCCCGACCGCGAAAGCCTTCTTCATCGCCGGGGGCGACCCCACGGCGGAGGTCACGGCCTCGGGACCGGACACGGCAAAGAAGTTCGCTTTCAAATTCGGGATTCCGAAGGCCTCGGAGGTCATCGACACCAATGCCAGGCTCCGCGTCCGGCCTGTTCTTAAGGTCGTCAGGGGATACACACCGGAAGATATCGAGAGACAGGTCCTGTCCGTCAGGCATCCGGCCCTGTCGTCGGACAAGTACGAGGCGGTGCTGATGGTTTACCGGCGGATGAACAAGCGGAGGCGTTCTTTTTACGACGGCACGAGCACCAAGCCGGTGAGGCTCTCCAGGAAAGGATGGTTCGTCGCTCTCGGCGACAAGGGCGTCACCGACCATGCGGCGTTCACGGTGCAAGGTTACAGCAGTGGCCAAGGTGTCGTCATGAGGCTCGCGGAGCTCCGTGACTTCATCGTCAAGCGCTTCATGGAGGACTCGGCCCACACCAAGGCCGAGCTGTGGGGAAGGAACTATATCCAGTGGGCGGCGGAGAGCAACGCGAGAAGGGGTTTTGACAGCGCATACAAGACGAGGAAGAAGTTCGGAATAGCTGTTAGGTATGTTAATCCGGCATTCACCGCGCTCGTCGACCAGACCAAGCCGCTGTCGCCGACGACCATGGAGCTGCTCGACAAGGACGGGAAACTGATACCGCGGTACATCTATTCGGACGTCGCGCCGCTGACTGTCGAGTTGCAGAACAGGGGCGCCGCGAAGCGGGCCAGCATGTGGTTCGGCGTGTCCGGATAAAAAAATCATCCGGCGCAGCACCCTATGGGCGCGATAGCCGGACGGTAGCACCCTATGGGCGCGTTACGGGAGGGAAGCACCCTATGGGCGCGTTACCAAGACAAAGATAATATAATTTTTTTGATATATGAACTGCATAAAGAAGCTGCCGTGGTCGGCAGGAAAATATATCGACACAAGAAAATACTATCCGCAGGATAGGGTGTACTGCGATGGGTCGGTATACGCTTCCCTGGCGGAACAGGTCGGGAACAAACCTTATTTCAAGCAAGACAGCGACGGTACGTATACCGTGGCTCCGGGATGGGCATTGCTGGCTGCCGGCTTGCTTGAAGATAACGGGTTAGGATATGATTACGAGGTGCTTGAGAATTTGCCGTCTGTTAACGGGGTGGTGTTGAAAGGCAAGATGGCGTCTTCAGATCTTGGCATATATTCGTCAAAAGAGGCGGATGATACGTTCCAGACCAAGGAGTCCGCCGCGGAGGCCGACAAGCGCGTCCAGGGGATGCTGGACGGCAAGGTGGACAAGGAGCCCGGCAAGGGCCTCTCCGCGAACGACCTCACGGACGAGAGGGCGGGTAAGGTTGACATGCTGGAGACGGACGGCCGCGCCAACGAGTTCCTGAACGGCGCCGGGACATACTCCCGGCCGGTGAGGCAGGGCTACGGCGTGTCAGTCGAAGATGACAACACGGTTTCCGTGGACCCGCAGGTCATCGCCCGCCAGTCGGACGTGGCAAACGTGGCCGCCGACCTCGCCGCGCAGAAGGCCAAGGAGCAGGGCGACATCGACAGGGCGAACGCCGCCATATCCAAGGAGGAGACAGACCGCAAGGCAGCCGTGGCCGCGCTCCAGTCGCTCATCGACATCCTGAACTCCGACTCCAACGTGGACGGATCGGTCAGGAAGACCGTGGCCGAAGCCATAGCCAGGGTGGTGGCGGGCGCGCCGGAGGACCTCGACACCCTGAAGGAGATAGCGGACTACATCGCCTCCGACAAGACGGGGGCGGCGCAGATGGCCGCGGCAATATCCCAACTCCAGACGCTGACGGAGGAACACACGTCAGACATAGCGGGGAACGCATCCGGGGTGGCCGAGAACAAAGCCGGAGTGGCCGCCAACGCGTCGGACATCACTAAGCTTAAGAAGTACAACGACGGGGCGGAGGCGAGGATAAAGTCCCTGGAGGACGGCAAGGCCGCCACGGACTACGTGGACGGCAAGAACCTCACGGTGGCTGAGGCCATAGTGAGCCTCGCCGCCCGTCTGGACGCGCTGGAGGGGAGCCGCGGCCTCCTCGGCAACGCGACCGCCGGAACGGTCGACGTGAGGGGGCTGACGAGGTGCCGCTATCCCCTCGTGATGCTCGGACACGGCGTCCCGGCCGAGGCGAACGTGCCGGTCAACCTCCCGGACGGACTCCCGTGGGACGGTGTGCCGGCCTTCATCGGGCAGCAGTACATCAACCTCGACGCGGCGTCGGGCGGGCTGTACTACGCCGCCGGCGTTGACTCCGTTGCGGACTGGAAGCAGGCTTAAAAAAAAAGAAAGGAGGATACATCATGATAAAGTATTACGACACAGAGGCGGCCTACAAGGCCGACACGGGGAAGGGCGCGGACGAGAGCCAGGTCTCCCTCATAAAGGCGGGCAATATATGCAGGTACGACGGCAGGAACGTGGTCGTGGGGCTGAGGTCGGCGAGGACGGGGAGCGTGGCCTACCTTGACGGCTCGCACTCGCTGCGCTTCGCCGCGCCCGGGACGTTCAAGGCCGACGGACTCCCAGAGGGAGGCGAGGTCATCGGCGTGGTCGTCATCGGCGTGGACCACCAGGACTTCCGCGGCGAGGTCGCGGTGATGAGCAAGACGTTCACCACGTTTCCGATGCTGGAGCGGTGGTTCGTCAGGCTCTCCGGCTACACCCTTGACGGGACCGACAGGACGGGGACGCTGAGCGTGTATGAGGCCTCCGACAACTGGGCGGCAGCCCACGACTACGCCGTCGGCTACAACGCGGACAGCGCCGAGGCGCTCGCCTCGCAGCTCAATGCCTACTTCAAGGCGAACGAGCCGTTCGCGGCGCAGGACTGGGTGGCGGAGGCCGACGGGGACGGGAACGTAACCCTGCACTACGCCTTTACCAACTTCAGACAGCCCTCGGACGCGGCGAAAGACGGATTCGCGCTCGCCAAGGTGATCTCCTTCCCGCTCCTCGAAAATATTCTAAAAAGGAACGGAAACAGGACCAACGATAACACAATAGCGAACTGGCCGTGCGCGCTGGAGTATTTCCGCGGCGACAACGCCAACAATACATACAACCCCGCTGCGGACGTGACTACGACGAAGATCTCTGCTCCTATATGTCTGCCCGGCTACCTCGGCACGTCGGAGTATCAGAGCGACCACTGCTCGTACCTGCGCGGAGTGTACGGCGAGGGCGAGGAGGGCTGGCTGAAATTCATGGAGGGCTTTCTGCCCGCCTATATATCGGGGAACGACTATGCTAAGCGCAAAACCTATTATCTCGCCGGATTTAAGTATGCCGGTCAGGACGGCGCCGAGAAGTACGCGATTCCGGCCGCCGGACTGGCCGCGAACCTCGGGTACGACCACGAGCTCCTGAAGCAGGGCGAATGGGTGTTGCCGGACATCGACCTCTTGTTCAGCCTTGTCGGGCAACTCAAGTACCCTACGACTAACGACCGTGACGCCGACCCGGTGAACTCCGCCCTCAAGGCCATAGGGGCTCCGGCGTTGGGAAACAACTCCAACTTATGGTCTGTCGCGATACGAGATATCGCTGGGTATAGAATGAACAACAACGGTTGCTTAAATCAATACTACCTGTACATCTTGGGCTTGGTGGTTCCCCTCGTGCTTTTGGACACCGCCGCCGACGGCGCGGCTTAGGCTTTAATCCCGGGAGAATGAGGGACATAAGCACAATGACGCATTGAAGAGGAAATATCATATCAGGCAAAAAAAAGGATAATCGTAATCATGACAAGACAGGAAATCGAGGACAGAAAGAACGTCCTGTTCTCCCTCGTCAGGGACAGGGAGGCGAAGCTGAAGGAGACGGACTACGTGGCGGCCAAGATCGCCGAGGGGGCGGCCACGAAGGAGGAGTACGCCGCCGTCCTCTCGCAGAGGAGGGCGTGGCGAGGAGAAATCAACGAGGCCGAGGCCGGGGTGGCCGCGCTTGACGCGGAGGTTCCGGAGGACGAGGACGCTGTTTCGGCCGAAGCGACGGAGGGACGGCCATGAGGATAGTATCGCTCAACTGCCGCGTCTGGACAAGGGACACGGACTGGAAGTCGCCGCGCTGGTGGCGCAGGCGGATGGAGAGGATAAGGAGGTTCATAACCGACGAGGGCCCCGATGTTCTCTGCCTTCAGGAGCTGTCGTTCCCGGCCAACCTCTGGATTCCGAAAGGCTACCGCCGCGTCGGCCTTTCCGCGTCCCACCACATCTATGTCCGCAGGGGGATCAAGGCGCGTCCACTGTGGTTTGCTGTGCACCACAACGCGGCGGAGGTGGAAGGCGTGCGCGTCATCAACGTCCACGGCACGTGGCGGAAGTGCATGGGGAAGGTGTGGGAGAGGCTCCGGAGGGAGGCGGAGAAGCGGCCGTGCCTGATGGTAGGGGACTTCAACCATTCCCCGGCGGCGGTCGCGGGGAGGCTCGGCAAGGAGGTCGAGGACATCGGCGACATCACGTTCAGGCACAACTTCACGGGGTCGCCCGGAAGCCTGGACCACTGCGCCGCCTTCGGCCTTTCCGTGGTGTCGTGCGGGGTGGTCAACGACGGGTTCATGATGTCCGACCACCTGCCGCTTGTGATAGAAATAAAAAGACAGACTTAGCGTGATGGACGGTTTCAACGCCCACATCCTCTCGGACGAGGCTTCCGCGGGGAGTGTCGTGGTCGGCACGGGCATATCGGCCACATTGTTGTTGTTTTTCCAGCAGTCGTTCGAGAGGATGTTACCATACCTCGTCATCGCCGCCGTGGTCATCCTGATCGACCTCGTGTTCGGCATCAGGGCCGCCCGGCGCAAGGGCGACCGGATCAGGATAAGCCGGGCGATACGCCGCACGATAGGCAAGGCGGTGGAGTACTTCTGCTGGGCGGTACTGGCCTCCAGCCTCGCCGTGGCGACGGGCTACACCATCATCGAGACGGGGCTGATGCTTGTCGTCATAGGCGTGGAGCTCATAAGCATAGCGCAGAACTGGTACTTCTGGAAGTTCGGCCACAAGGCCGGGGTCAAGGTGGACGCGGCGAAGGTCATCGAGGCCGTGGTCGAGGCAAAGACCGGGGCCAACATCGAGGGGGCGATAACGATAAATAAAGCGGAGGAATCCGAAAACAAAGAGGAGGTCAAGGATGGCAAGGAAGATTAACTACATCATAGTGCACTGCACCGCCACACCGGAGGGCAGGTGGGTGACGAACGAGGAGATAACGAGGTGGCACAAGGCACGCGGGTTCCGCACCATCGGCTACCATTATGTCGTCTACCTTGACGGCACGGTGCACGCCGGGAGGCCGGAGAACGAGGTCGGGGCGCACTGTCAGGGGCGCAACGCGGACAGCATAGGCGTGTGCTACGTGGGAGGTCTCGACAAGTCCGGAAAGGCCAAGGACACGAGGACGCTCGCGCAGAGGGAGGCTCTCACGAAGCTCCTGAAGGATCTGAAGGCGAGGTACCCGAACGCGGAGATAAGAGGCCACATGGACTTCGCCAGGAAGGCGTGCCCGTGCTTCGACGCCACAAGTGAATACAAGGCCTTGTGAGTTGTCAAAATATGAAAATTGTTTGACGCAAATATATTGACGTGTTATGAAAGAGATTATCAATTTCCTGAGGCTCCTGTGGGAGCTTCCGCAGAACCTCCTGGGGTTCATCCTCTTCCAGGTCTACAGTCTGGACTGCATGTGTATGGAGGTTACCTACGGCGATGTCCGCATCCTCTACTCGGAGAGGATGAAAGGCGGCATAAGCCTCGGGCGGTTCATCATCCTCCCGTGGCGTTACCGCGGGGATTACAGCAAGGGATCGTACATAGAGATGAGCCACATGCACGAGTGGGGACATACAAGGCAGTCGCTTTATCTCGGATGGCTCTACCTTGTCGTGATCGGGCTTCCGTCGCTCCTTTGGGCGTGGGCGCACTCCGCGTTCAGGAGGCTGCGGACGGTGGACTACTACTCGTTCTGGACGGAGCGGTGGGCTGACAGGCTCGGAGGCGTGAGGCGGTGAGGATATGATTATGATCATTTTCGTGGTGTCGCGAAAATGATCAAAAAGCGAAGACGTTTAATCAACACATTTTTATTTATTTTATTATGGATTTTGGAAAAGCTATCGAGGCCCTGAAGTAGGGCAAGAGAGTTGCCCGAAAGGGCAGGAACGGAAAAGGGATGTTTTTATGGCTCAAACCAGAGGCTGTCGTCAAGGCGGAGTGGTGCAAGGATCCTCTCCTTAAAAGCCTTGCCGAAGGCAACGGAGGCGAGATTCCCGCGCTTGGCACCATCTGCATGTTCACCCATGATTCGACAGGAAGGAAGGCTGTGCTGACAGGATGGCTTGCGTCGCAATCGGATATCCTTCTGGAGGACTGGGAGATCATTGACTGACGGATCATGGCCGCGCCCCGGCCATAATCGGGGCGGTGTTACTCTTGGTTTTATTTTTTTTGTTCATTCAGTCCTCCCCGCCGGGAGGCGCGGGGGACTCTTTGATAGAAATTAATGACAACAACCGAAAACAACCGAAAACAACCGAAAACAACCTTGTTGTTCGTGGCCGCGCTGCTGCTCGCCCTGGGACTCGGCTTCCTCGGCGGAAGGCGGAGCGTCACGCGCCCTCTTCTGGAGCGTGTGGACACTGTGACCGTCAGGGACACTGTCGTAGATTACAGGCCTGTCGTTACGGAGGTCAGGACGGTGAGGGTCGACACGGTGCGGCTCGCGGTGGCACAGCCTCCGGACACTGTCGTGGTCCACGACACGGTGGAGGTCGAGGTGCCGATAGTGTTCAGCCGCTACCGTGGCGACAACTACGACATAGGAGTCAGCGGTTTCCGCGTCGAGCTGGAGTATGTCAAAGTGTATCCGCAGACCAAGATCGTGACGAAGGGATATTCCGTCGAGCCGAAAAGGTGGGGCTTCGGCGTGGCTGTCGGGCCGTCCGTGCTCGTCGCGCCTTCCGGCAAAGTCAACGTCGGACTTGGAGTGACCGGAGGGCTCTATCTCCGGCTTTAGCGTGCGTGCATTCTCCACACGCTCTTTGAAACATTGGCACCGCCGATTTTCTTTTGCGTGTGCGGCCGTTTCATTGGGTCGGAGACCCATCCGCCCGTATTTACACGTACCGTTAAAATTAAAACCTTTTAAGATATGATAAAGTCGGAGATATTCGCCAGCGTCCTGCGTGACGTGTGCGAGGTCACGGGGATTTCAGAACACGACATAATGTCGAAGTCCAAGAGCGAGGAGATCGTGGACGCGAGGCACCTGCTCGTGGTGACGCTCAGGAGGAGCGGCTATTATCCGGGGATGATAGCCGAGAGGCTGCACATCAGCGGGCGCGCGGTCCGCAAGATGATAGGCTCGTTCCGGTCGAGGGCGGACAACTCGCCGGGCCTTGACATGTGCCTGAGGCGCGTAGAGGCGAGGCGGAACGGAAACGGAACGAATGCGGATAATTTAGAGAACTGATTGGGAACGAATCGCTTAATTACGGGCAGTCGAATGGGTAAGTTTGCGGCAAGACCGATAACGGTCGAAACTCAACAATTTTTTTTGTTATGGAGACAAAAACTTATGTATTCGGCGACGGCTCCGGTTCCGGCAACAGCGGGATGTGGGGATGGCTCGCCAACCTCGCGCAGAACAGGGGTGTTGACCCTAATGTCCTGGCGATGATGAACAACAGCGGTGGCTGGGGCAACGGAATGGGGAACTGGATCTGGTTCTTCTTCATTATCCTTATCTTCTGTGGCAACGGCTGGAACGGGCTCGGACGCAACGGGCAAGGCACCGCTGACCTTGCGTCGCTCATCAACAGCGACAACGGCAGGGATCTCGTGATGCAGGCCATCACCCGCAACGGCAACGCCATCGACCAGCTGGCAAGCACGTTCAACTGCTCGACAGGTCAGATCCAACAGGCCATCAACGGTGTGATGACGCAACTCCAGTCCCTCGGCGGCCAGGTAGGCATGTCCGGACAGGCTATCATCAACGCCATCCAGAGCGGCAACTGCTCGATAGAGAGACAGCTTGCGCAGTGCTGCTGCGACAGCCGTCTTCTCGCCACCCAGCAGGGCTATGAGAGCAGGATCGCCATCTCAGAGCAGACCAACGTGCTTGGCTCGAAGATTGACCAGCAAAGCGTTCTCATCAACGACAAGTTCTGCCAGCTGGAGCAGCGTGAGCTTCAGAACAAGATCGACGCGCTCCGGGAGGAAAGGTCCAACCTTCTCGGCCAGATCTCGCAGGCGAACCAGACCGCGCAGATCGGGCAGTACATCAGCCAGGCGTTCACGCCGCTCAACTCCGCCTTGGCTGCCTTGCAGTCCGAGGTTGACGGCATCAAGTGCAAGCTCCCGCAGACGCAGGTTGTCCCGGCGCAGAACGGCGTTTACCTTTCGCCTTGCCAGGCCACCCTTCTCGGTCTCAACGGACTTGGTGCGGGCTCCGGTGTCATCGGAAACGGCCCTTGGCTGTAAGTTCAACGGGGCCGTCGAAAGGCGGCCCATAAACCCAAGACATCATGATACCGTTCTACTTTATGGCCAACAGAGGCGGAATACCGAGGGTCAAGTCCGAAAGCGTGACAGTGACAGCCACGGAGGTGAGGTTCAACTTCACCAGTGACGCGCGGTTCGCAAAGAACTTCAGCGGATTTGTCGCGGTTTGGCTTGCGCAAGCTATTCCGTCAGGAACAACGGGAACACTCCCGGTTGTATTCTCTTCGGTGGCTTCCGGCGTACAGCCCGTTACCACTCTTGACGGCACGGCCGTGACGGTGGACGACATCGGCGGCACGGGCATCTATCTTGCCTACTACGAGGCTTCAACAGGAACACTGCAACTCCTTACCGGACTTGCATAACAAGACAAAAACAATCGAGGTATGTTCAGCGCATTGAGACAGTCAGGCACGGTCTATATCCTGACAAAGGGTGACACCCCGGCCCTGAAGACGGGTGTGGTTCAATCGGTATCCTCTCCGGTCACGAAGTTCGGCACGCAGCTGATGCCGGGACAGTTCCAGCAGGACACGGTGATAGACCTGACCGTGAAGGTCGGGGACGAGCTGCTGACTTTCAAGCAGCTCCCGTCCGCGTCGGTGATCGCGTCATCGGGGAACATGGTGGTTTCCGAGAGCCGTGACGCCATGGTGGCGGAGGTCGAGAACATGATACGGACAAGCAAGGAAGTCCTTGAGAGCGTGGACTATCACAGGAACGCACTGGAGGCCTGCGAGTCCATCATGTGCTCCCTCAATCCGAGGCTTGCGGAGGAAAAGGAGCAGAAGGTGAAGATTGAGACCCTTGAGCGGAAGATAGGCGGAATCGAGGCATCCTTGGAGAATATGACCGAGATGCTGTCCAAAGCGCTGAAATCCTCCAAATCCTAAAAAAATCATGAGAATAATAGAGATAACAGAGAGCAAGGTGGACAGGATGTCCGAACTTGCCGAGGAGATGCTGTCGGCTGGCGGCAGACTGATGAGCTGCATAAGCGAGTTGTCTGACGAGGGCGGATTCGGTGAGCGCAGGGGCGACTCCGACTACAGGTCGATGCCACCTATGAGGCGCAGGGCCGGGTCGGAACCGATGCGGACGCGTGACGAACGCTGGCGTGACGATTATGACGGTGACGGCTTCGGTGAGCGTCGTGGCCGGTACCGCTATTAGACGGGAGGACTCGACATGTACAGGGAACCGCTTGACATATATGACGAGAGGCCGTCCGAGATGGTGGCGTACCTCAGGCACAACGGGATGCACTTCAACGGCAAGGCGCAGGCCTTCGCGGCCTCCCTCATGCGCAAGAGGAACCCCGCAACTGGGAAGAACGAGCGCATCGACCCGTGGAGCAAGGACCAGGTAGATGACATGCTGAAACGTAACGGGGTGATGCTGGAGAACGCCGTGGGGCAGGACTATGTGTTCGTCGCCAATATGGCCAAGGCCGACTTTCTCGGATCGAGCATCGCTGACGAGGCGCACCTCGCCTTGTACGTCAGGGATGTCGTGGACGACCCCGACCAGGCGGACGGGTTCATCTTCAACCGCTGGTATGCCGACACGGTGCGTTCGGGTATCCCCGTTGACTGGGAGGGCATCCTGTGACGGCGCAGCGCGTGTCCCTGGACGGTTGGCGGTGGGACGTGGTGTTCTGCTATGATGCCGTCGCCGGAGACACGGACGCCATCCTTGACCTTATGGACGAGGCCGGAATCTCTCTTGAAAAAATCGGGGTCGCAGAGCGGATCCTTTCCGGCATCAGACCGGACTCCGGCCTCACGGCCTCGTCCTACAGGTCCAGGTCTTCCGTCTGCGTGATAGGCAGGGCGACATCGGTGTTCGAGTTCCAGAACACCTACGACCATGAGAAGGGGCACGTCACGATGCACATTGCCGAGGCCTTGGGCATCGACCCGTTCGGGGAGGAGCTGCAATACCTCGCGGGTGAGATCGGGAGGAAGACCTATCCGGTGGCGAGGATGTACCTCTGCTCGCGATGCGGCGGATGACAAAAAGAAAGAGGGGCAGAATCTTATGCGGATTCCGCCCCTCTTTTCAAAGATTCTTTCTTCTCGCGTACTCGGCTATCAGCATGGAGTCGCACAGGTTGTCGTCAGGGTTCTTGCAGGAGGGTGTCCTCCGCAGGTCGTGGTCGGGGAATATCCTTCTGGCCGCCGTTATGGAGGTGGCCTTGGTGTCTATGGCCTTTCTTATTCCGTCAGTGGCCTTGTATATCCTGTCGGAAGACCTCCATATCTCCTTCTGCCATTCTTTCGGAGGCACCAGGGCAAGCGGTATGGAGAGGGCGAAGACCATCCCCTTAAGAAAGCCGAAAACCTCCCCGAAGGAGAACGTACCCTTTGCCGACGAGCCAAACACGGCGTGTACCTCCTCCATCACGGCAACGACGCGGCACAGTGGATAGTTCCTCTTTACCCTCCGCATGGCCTCAAGGATGTCACGCATATCCTCATACGCTATGAAATGATGCTCCATCCTCCCCTCTGGGTCAAGCATCGTGACGCACCCCTTCGAGCCGGGGTCTATGGCTATGTAAACAGTATCCATGCAATCATATTTTTTCAACTACCTTCTTGAGGACATTTGCGAACCTGCGGTCATACCTGGCCATCGATTCCAACCAAAACCCAATATCTTTCGCAGAGCAGTGTCCGGTGACTGCCGCATCATCGCCTTTGCCGTGAAAGAACAGGCACGGCACCCCTTCCTCGGCCAAGTCCAAGGACAGATTATCAACCATTTTCCTTATGTTTCGCATTGTACTTTCTGTAATAACTCAAAACCCGCTCCCTGTATTCCCGGTCTGTCCGCATCCTTTCGGCATGCCTCTCCTGCCCGGCCTCGGTGTACCTCATGTTGCTCTCCTTCCGGCAAACCCGGCAATAGCAGTCAAGACCGTCCTTCCTCAACCTGTCTCGGGTGAACTCCGTCTCCGGGAGTGTCCGCCCGCAGTGTCCGCACCGTTTCATCGCCAGCCATTTAGGCAAACGGTGCCTGTCTGTCTCCGAACATCCAGTCATCGGTGAACAACTCGGGGTGCTCAGGGACGTAGGGTTTCGGGACTCGGTTCGTGACTGCCTTGAATCTCTCGTCTCTGATTTCTCTCCTGCCCTCCCATCTGCGACATCCGCAGGACGGGGACACGCCTCTCGTGAGGTCTGTTCCCCTGACATCACGCTCCCTTCCGCAGTCGCAACGGCAACGGTACATACGGAGGCGGTTCCTCGCATTTGAACTCGCCTTGCGCAGGCCTATGTACCCAAGCACCGTCCAATGGCCAAATCGGTCGCCGGGCTGCAATATCTTGTGAGCATTTATACTATCACTCATTGCTCCGCTCTTTTTAATCAATCACAACGCTCCACTTGATACCATCACCTCCCCCGTCGGCCACATAGACCTTGCGCTGGGCGTACCTGTTCTGGCCATCGAACATCACCACCTCGCTATCCTGCGGCATCCGCTGGATAGCTTCTATCAGTTCTTTAACCGTCATAGCCTATTCCATCGTGTTGATAGCCTCGTTGAGAAAGGAAGCGAAAGTATTGACGAAAGACTCGTCGTCATAGAGGTCGTCCTTCCGCATAGTGTTCAGTATGGCGTGGACAAGCTCGTGAAGGAAAGTCTGCTGCTGAAATGACTGCGGCACGCCACGGTTCCCGCATGTCTGGGCTATTTGTATAACCTTCCGGACAGGATCGTATTGCCCAAAATCTTGTTCATACCTTACCGCCTGCTGAATCTCGACAACGTGCTCCACGCCGCCGAGTGTGAATGCTTTTGGTATATTGAAATCCATACTCAAATTGTTTTATTCATCGCCTCACTCACCGAATATCCCTTCTCGATGAGCCTTTTGATTTTCCTGCGTTCCACCCTTGTGAAGAACATTCCGGCTTCGCCGAATGTTACCGGATTCCCGTCACCGTCATATTTGAACGGGATTTTCTTGAACTCTTCGTTTGTCATGTTATTCCTTGTTTAATTCGTCCAGGTCGCACTCGACCTCGACATCATCGTTGCCGTAACACACGACGCCCCTCAGATGCTCGCAGCCCACGCAGTTGTATGGGCACTCTGAGGGAGCGTCAAACGGAATCACCTCCACTAATTTTGAACGTCTCATAACCGCCTATTCAAACACAGCGATGATGAACCTGTCCGCCATCTGCTCTATCTCCTCATCCGTTGGCTTCGGGAACTTAACCTCTTCCTTCATGTAGTTGTTAAAAAGGGTGTGTACCCTATCGGGGATGTGCATATCCTTCATTCCAGACACGAGAGCCTCTTTCAACATCCCGTTGTCCTTGAAATGCCGCAGCAGTTCTGTCAGGCTTGTTATGATGTACCTGTCGCAGAACGGACTTTTCTTTGCCTCGCAGACTTTTAATGCGATATCCACAAGGGCCTTCTGTAGCTTTTCTTCCATAATGTTATACTTTAAAATTATTGGCCAGCCCGTTCAGCCCGGCCAAGCGCAGGGCGCGCTGCAACTCGTGGACATAGGATATTTTCATTCCCAAAATGCGCGGTTCCTGCGAATGAGACATCGTGGACTTCCGCTCATAGACGCAAAGTATAGCTTGATCCATGACGAACTCAATGTACACGGCATGAAGGTGGGCGCTTTTCGAGAAAGTGTTGGCCCAGGTGTACCTGATTCCGTCATACTTCCAGCCGTCCGGCCCGTCCAGATTCGCATCCATTATCTCTCTTGTCAGAGGGATAGACTCCACTTCATCTTCTTTTCTGTGATAGGATTCTCCCGCTAATTTGGTCGTTATATTATAATGATCCGGCGAGGCAACAGAAATGTTCTGTATTCCCACCACTTTTTCATGGCGCGATATTTTCACCCAGTCGCCGATTTGTAGTTCAGAAACTTTCATGTTTATTCCTCCCATTCAATTCTTGCAGTAGTTACATAATTATAATCGCCCGCTTTACGAAAGGAATTATATTGTGCTTCTTGTTCAGAAGTATAAAGATCAGAAAAGCGAGCCGAATAAATGTCTTTGTTTTTGTAAACATTTACCCAGTATTCATGCTTTTGTGGAGCAAACATGAGATCAGATGTAGATTCGGTTCCTATATAGCAGGCACCATTCGCATTATATGCACGACACAATTCTTCTCCAGTAATAGTACTAGTACAAAGTGCAATTATTGGAAAATCTGTACTTTTTCTATCTATGCAGATAATCCTTACTTTTTCTCCATCTCTTGTTATAATCTTTCTATTTGGATTATCAAGATATTCCTTTAAGTTAAACTGTTTCATCTTCATGTCAATTATTTTCTTCCTTTTGTTTGAATTTATCGCAAGCCTTGCTTGACTTATTCACGGAGTAATTTATCACTCTCGGTTTATCCTTGTCGTATCTGTTCTTTATCGTGTATGTCCTTGCCATGCACAAGTATGTATTATAGCCACGTTTTTGCATATACTCGCAATGACGGCATCTTTTTATTGTCTCGCGCTCCTCGCGAATAATATTGTTACGTCTCTTCAGTTCAGCGTGAAGCTCCTCTGTTGTATAGTCTTTGAGTTCCATATCACTTGTTTTTATGTTTATATCTCTCGTACACGACTTGTCTCAGCCTCTCGTATGAAAGGTATTTGTTGTAAGCCTATATAATTCTGTCCCTATCGGGCAGTCTTTCAGAATCTCGCAGAGATTCAGTTCTTTATTTTCCATAACCTATTTTGCTTGATTAAGTCTCAACATTCTCGCCAGATACTTTTGGTTCCCGTATATCACATCCGATACCTTGAGCTGGAAGCGGTTATAGGAGTCGATATACATAAGCTGCCTCCTGAGATACTTTGTGGCGCATCTGTAAGCCTCCTTGTAAGCCTTTGTTACGGCTCTCGCCTTGGCTATTTTCCTGCCTATAGACTCGTCATAGGTGTCTTCCGGATTACACTTAGCCCTGCCTATGGCATAATACTCGTGATACCAACTTGGGGTTATCTGCGTGCGTATGCGCATACGGCATTCAGTCGTATTGCCCGTGACAGAATAGTCCTCCCTTATAATTCTGACCTTGATTGATTGATTTGTGTGTCTCATCTTAAAAATTAGTTAAATTGTAATCCTTAATCTTTCAAAACATAAACTCCGGCTCGAACACCTTGCGGAGCCACTGAACCGAGCCGTCCCCCAGCGCCCTCCTGAACTCGATGTCGGTCTCCGTGTGGGTGCCTATCTGGTGCCAGTGCTTGTACTTCGCCCTCTGGCACTCCACCGTGTAGCCGACCCTCGCCATATACCTAACCCTCGCCTTGACCATAACTCTCAAAGAAAAACACCACATCCATGTCGTGCCATTCAAGCAGTCCGAAATCAAGGCTCTGCCTTACCTGGAAAGACCGCTTCATTATCCCTTGGCACTGTTCCCTGAGGATCCTTCTGAAATCCTCTACCGAGTTCGTCCCCTTTCTGAAATTGCACGCCCTGCATGACGGATTGAGATTTTCGACTGAATCATCACCGATGGCCACCATCTTTGAAAGCGTCTCGTGATCCCTACCTCTCCAGACCGGGACAATGTGATCGACCTGCATGTCCTCAAACCTCAGCTCCTTACCGCAGTACGCGCAGCGTCCTCCATATTTGTCGTAAACCAACCTTCTCGTAGTCATATTCATTCCCCGTCCTCCTCCTTCTCCTTGAACGCGTCTGACGGCTCGATGTAGAGAGCCTCCTCCACGTGGCGCAGCCGCTTCCACAGGTTGCGCACCTGCTTGGATTTCTGCTGGAGTTCCAGGCGGTCAACCGAGAGGCGGTCGTCCACATCCCTGCAGAGCCATTCGATGCGGTTCCACATCTTGTCGAGTTCCTCCTTCATCTCCGTGAGCATCTTCACCTTGCGCCCGTGCAGCCTCCACAGGATCCACAGGCGGGCCTCAACGGCCACCAGGGCCACGAGTATCAATAAAAATATTATTCTCATATCCTATCCGTTTTTTTTGTTCAAAGAAATCCTTCTGACGGCCTCCCTCTCGGCTTCGCTCAGCTCCCAGACGATGATCTTCTCCGCAGCCTTCTTCTCCGCAGCCTTCTTCTCCGAGATCAGCCATCCTTTGCCAAATATCGCCTTGCCGACGGCCTTCTGCGACGCGAGCGCGGACAGCGGCACCGGCGACACCTCGTCCCTCATCACCTTGAACTCCACCCCGTGCGTGGACAGGTAGCCCAGCATCGAGGAAGTGAGCACCTCTGGAGGGTACTCGTAGCGCGGCAAGGACACCGAAGCAGCGCCTTTCGCCTTCTCCTGCGCCTCCGTTATCCTCTTCCTGAGGTCGGGCGCGGACATCGCGAGCACGTCCCCGAAGAGGTTGGAGATGAATCCGGTGTTGACCTTCGCCCCGTTGGCATACTCGACCGCACAGGCGCAAGGGATGTAGGTCAGAGAAGAAGAAGAAGAAGAAGAAGAAAAGAGCGTCAGCTGCGGCCCGAACAGGAAGAAGCGGATCCCCCTGCCCTGATAGAATCTCAATATCCCGGCGAGGATGCTGAACGGCGGGTTGTCAACCACGACATCATCCTCCTTGTAGTCATAGGCCTCATAGTCGCCGCCCGGGCGGAATGGCCGAACGATGTTACAGCCTTCGATGTCCACCTTCTCCCTCAACCATCCGAGGACGGCCTCATATACCTCAACGGGCGTGTAGCAGTCATCCGTGGTCAGTTTCGCCTTGAACTTCTCCGTGAACTCGCCGTAATCATCCTTGCCGACCTGCCCCTGAACATACTTGGCCTTCGGCCTGACCTCCTCGCCGAAGAGATCCAGTTGCTTTATCTCATCAGCCATAAGCCTACCTCCTTCTTGCAAACAAACCCTTGGAACCCCTCTTCCCGAACATCCATTCATCCCCGACCGGGTCCGACTGCGCCCCGGTCTTCTCCGCCTTCGGCCTCCTACCCGCAGACGGCACCGGCTTGGCGCATCCGCAGCTCTTGGTCAGGCCGCCCCTTAGGCTCTGGGCGTAAACAACCCTTTCGGTCCCGCAGTCGCAGCGGCAAAGGCACGCCGTTCTCCTGTGCCCGTCCGTTGATGTTCTGGCCGTCATCCCCAGCACCGTCCATTTCCCGAACCTCTGTCCGGTCATGTCTCCGTATCCTTTCGCTCCGCCCATCCTACCGCATCTTGAAAAACCTGATGAGAGCCTCCGCGTCGAACCCCGGCACGGCCTTGAAGTTGGCCACCGCCCTGTGGATCCTCGCCCTCTTTTCCATGCCGTCCGGAGATCCGTCAACCCTCGAATAGTACAGTATAAGCAGCCGCACGATGTCGTCGGCGTAGGACTGTAAAGCCTCCGTGCGCTCCAAAGTTCCCTCCGGCACGCGGCACATGGCGTAATTAAACGTATCGTCAAAGGCGGCCTCCAAGCCTTTCAGAAAGGCGTTGATGTTCTTTTTCGCCTCGTTGAAGGCGTGCTTCTTGCGCTGCACAAGACAGTTCTGAGCGCCTATCTTGTCAAGCGCGCGGGCCATATAGTAGCCCATTGTCTGCATTCCCCAGACCATCTCCAGAAGCACGCCCAATGCGGCATAACCCTCGGCGGAGAAGTCCGTGCAGTCGTTGTTTATAAGTATGTTTCCGTTCATTTCAAAATAAATTTAATTGTGTTCCTTTTTGTTCTTTACCAAGAATGAAGTCACAGATGAAGTTCCTCGCGTTGTCTGGGCTTATCATGCTTCTTTCCTCGGAGCAAAGGCCGGCCTTGGGGGCAGACTTACAATTGTTGATTATCTTTTGCTTCTTATCAAATTGGATAGTGACGTTCATCGTAGGCTTGCAGTTGAAAAACCAATAGGCCGTGGGCTTCTTAAAATAATCGCCTCGTAACATTCGGTTCTTGTCGATGATTGTAGGGCGAGGAAAATTCTGCGTGCCTATCAAGTAGTTCGGTGTCGTATAAGGATTCTCAATCACCAATCTCAACCTACGCTTCACGGCAATTCTGACCATCTTATACAACAATGCGTGGAATCTCGTACGCAGCTCCAACCGTTCAATTGCGTCATCAATCCTCTCGTATAAAGGCTTATGGCGGTTGTTTATAGTCGAAAAGTCAAAATACATGCAACTCATGGTCTCAAAGTATATACAAGGGAAAAACGCCATAATCAAATCATCGCAAGTAATCGAATCCCAAACCTTTGATTGCCCCCCCCCCATAAGCGGTTTCAATCTCGGCGAACAAATCGACAACGTGGTCGGTCTGGGCGAAATTGTTTTGGATGTCCACATCCACCGCATCTATCCCTAATTTCTTGAACTCGTTCTTAAATGTGCCTGATTGTTCAAAAAACACCATACTTTTCCTTTAATAGTCATTTGTGAATCTCCATATAAAGCCACCTGCTGAATGCTTTTTTTGATGGCAAACCAACGATATGTATTTACGACTTATGCCTGTAATATGTTCTGCCTCTTTCCCCGATTCAAAAGTTCTGATAACCTCTTTTGTGACCATATCAAGCATTTCTAACTTTTTGAATTTTTGAACTCTGCAACGCTCGACACCTGTTCCATAATTTGCATTATAAATACGGTCGCACCATTCAAGATTATCGACACTGTTGTTGCATTTGTTCTCGTCTTTATGATTTACTTCTTTCAAATTGTTGCGATTCTCAATAAATACTTCTGCAACAATCCTGTGAACCAACCGACAAGACTTTTTGCCGTCTTTGCATAAAGTGACAGACAAATAACCAGAAGCTCCTTTGCCCGCCTTGAGAATATGGTCAGGGATAACTCGCTTCCCGCAACTGTTTGCCCTTATGACTCTTGACAGACTCATAACTCTCCCACAACTTGACACTTTGTATAAACCCTCATATTTGGGGATATCTCTCCATTCTTCTTGCTCGAAGAAGCAGTGAACCTTACCATTTATTGTCATACCGTTTTCTGTATAAAATTGAAGTAATGCCCCTTGCCGGCGTTCTCAGGTCTCTCGTGCCACATCATGTCCTGTCACTTTTTACGGCCTGCATCCTCACCTCCCACCTCGTGTCCAGCGTGGCGAGCAGCTCGGCTCTTTTTTTTCTCGCGGCCTCCTCAGTGTCGAACCACCACTCGTCATGGCGGTTGAAGTAGTCCGAGGAGACCATGTAGCGTGTCGTTGTCATGTTTTCTTGCTTGTTTTACGGGCGGTAGCGTTCCAGCGACCGCCCGGGATTAAAATCTAAGCCACGCCGTCGGCGGCGGTGTCCAAAAGCACGAGGGGAACAGCCAGGTACGAGCCGTACAAGAAGCCGCCGCTGGAGGCAAAACCGATGCCGCCACTCGCAACCCAACCGTAGCTCTCGCCAAACCGGGAACAAGACCAAACGTAGCTGGTGTAATCTCTCAGCAAGTCCGCTCCCTCGATTGTCTCAGCTAAAACGTCTATCTCCTTCTTTTGTCGCTGTAGCTCCATTGCAGCCAGCAGTGACGGAAGATTGAAAAGTCCGTGTTTACTTGAACGGAACTGAGCAATCCATATTGCGGCAGGACTCCCGAGGGCAATGAGTAGTCTCGTCTCGTAATCGGTGTCTTTCAACATTAGAGCCTCAATCTCTGTCTTTTTAGTCGCTCTCCACTCTCTGATTTTCTCTCTTTCAAGAAGAGCTCTCTCCGCATACTTCGGATAAATTAAAGCCTTTTGGCCGTTAAGCAGTTCAATTTCAATTCCCTCGATGCATTCAAGTCTGTTCTGACCTTCAAGACCTTCTTTGTAGATAATCCTTGCCATAAAAAACTTTCTTTAATTCATGAATCCGCGCCTCATAGCTCCAGCCCGTATTTCTGCGCCACCTGCCTGATGACATCACCGCCGTAGTCGCCCACGGTCTCCGTGAGGAACGTCCTCAGGGTGATGCTGTCCGTCGGCTTGTAGCCATGCTCCTCGCACCACTGCCTGCGCCCGAACTCGCAGGAGCCTGTCAATATGTGATACCAGTCGAACAGGTCGCCATACTCCTCATCCAATGCCGGGTGGGTCTTCACGAACTCCGCTATCCTCTCGTCCAGCGGCCTGTTCTCCATCCATTTGGCCTCAACAGCCTCAACGGCGACGTGCAGCGTGTCGCCGTGGGCAAAGAAGTTGCCTCGTTTGGCTATCCAGCAGTCCTTTAGGGACATATCTTTTTGTAGAGTTGCACCCTTCGCCACGTCGCCCTTGACTGCATAGATAAGGGTCGGAACGCTGTCGATGTTATAGACCTTCCGGCCGTTGAACTCCTTGACGCCGGAACCGGAACCGTAACCGTCACCGTAACCGGAACCGTAACCGGAACCGGAACCGGAACCGTCACCGTAACCGGAACCGTCACCGTCACCGTAACCGGAACCGGAACCGTCACCGTAACCGGAACCGTCACCGTAACCGGAACCGTCACCGTCACCGGAACCGTCACCGTCACCGTCACCGTAACCGTCACCGTCACCGGAACCGTCACCGTCACCGGAACCGGAACTTATGGCAAGGAACCGCTCGATATCCTTTTCTATCGCTTCCATTGCACCTTCGCCTCGATGTTTACTATTGCCTTGTCAGAGCAAGGAATGATCTGTATGGCATTAGCCACAACTAACTCAGGCACGGCCACCGTGATCTTGCTGCTGTCGTTGCATCCTTCCTGCGAAAGCTGCTCCACGGCTGCCGCACCGTCCCAGTACCACACCTTGCGGGCGTTGGCAAGACGGACGTTCAGCCCGTTGGCGTCGCTTGTCACTTCCTTGACCTCGCCGAAGAATACCCCGGCGGCATAGCACCGAACTATGCACTTTTTTCCGATGTAATTTTCCATCATTTTTTTGAACTTTTATAAATTAAACCTATATAGTCAAATCAATCCCGACCGTCCTTTCCAGAAATCCCTTGTAGTCTGGCACCCCGAAAAGCCCCGGCTCCAGTTTGTTATAAAAATCCCCGTAGCTGTCACAAAGAAGATGGAAGCACATCGCCTTGTAAGGGTCTCCACCTTGTATTCTTGCGAACTTCTGCGTGGAGTGCGCCGCCATATACCTGTCTATCGCAACAATCCAACGCTTCATCATCTTGGGGTATCGTCTGAAATCCGACAAACCCTTGTCTTTCGCAAGCGGACAGCCTATACACCCAAGTCGTTGATTCACATCGAATTGCCCCCCCCCCCCCCACTATAATAGAGCGGATGGCACTTGATGTTCTCTCTGTCAATAAACTCAGCCACATCATCATTTGTCCATTCAAGCAACGGGAGGAACACCTGGACGTGGTTCTTCTTTGCACCATAGAAACGGCATATCACTGGTTCCTTGTACCGCTCCGCCCTCTTCCTTGATTCCGCCCGACGCACGCCCTGGATGCAGACATCGTGTATCTTATATTCTTTCAGCTCCGAGCAGCAGAAACGAGAGAACCTTGTCGGGAATCCCTTGCGTTCAATCAGTTTCAGGAACGGTGTCTTCGGGTTTATTATCCTCACCCCGTTCTCCTTGCAGTGTGCTATCGTCCCAGGAGGGTCTATCGTCGTGTTCTTGTAGATGGCGTCAAACGGTATTTCGGCCATCAGCGCCAACCGCAGGATGCAGTCGCTGTCCTTGCCGCCGGAGTAGGCCAGCTCTATCGGACCCTTGTCCCGCGGTGTCTGACGGAGCAGACGTATAGCCCTGTCAATCTTTTTTGTCAAAACACTCATTTTATTCTTTTTTTTTATCAGGCCCGGAGCGCGGAGTCGAACCGCCTTTGTGTCAAAATCATCAATTTGTGTTTTTAGCATCGCTACGTATTCCCGCGTCCCCGTGGACGCCTTCTCTCCGGGCTTTTCGCGCGTCACCGCGCCACTTGGGTTGGAAGGTAACTCCTGGGCTACCTTGGCCTCGCTTGCGAGGCTTCGCTTCCCGGCGGGGGATCGAACCCCGCTGCCGTCCAAACGCCTATCAGGCGCGCCGGAAGCTGCTCATTCCGGCCTTCGGGAAGTCCCTCGGGCGAGCGTTCGCCGCTGGCCGTCGGAGTTAACCACATAATCAATAACACTAAAACAAATAACCTATGAGCCGCGATAAGACCCGCGCGGCACGGGTTTTATTCCTAAAATCACCCCGTCATTTCCATTCCTCCACCATTTCCTTGACCCCTCGCGGGCTTCTAACCGCAAAACAAGGGTTTTATTATCCCAAGTCGCAAAACACCGTCAAAACGCCTTATTTTGGCTCAGTCCCCTCAACCGGCCTTATCCACCAGTCATTGAGCGTCCGCCCGACCAGAATCCGCCCCCGCTTCCTGAGCTCCGAGAGCGACCGGAGGAGTGTGTCCTCGGGGATGCCCTCGAAATATGCCCAGCGCCTCAGGCCGAGCAGGGTCGTGTGGCGGGGTATGACGTTCGCCCCTCTCCGCTCCTCCGTCCTGCGGAGGATCTCGGAATAAACCCTGTCCTCCATCAACCGAGGTCGAAGTAAGGGTCCCTGTGCGCCACCTCACCCTCCTCCTCAGCCGCTGTCTCCGCGGTGTCGGGGAATATCGAGGCGGGCGCGTCCTGCGTCACCTCCTCGAACCCGGAGTAGGTGGCGTTCGGCCTCAGCAGAACGGAGTCCCCGGCGTGGCCGCCCTCGCGGTTCTTGCCTATCGCCATCTTGACGAGCCGCGCCCCGTCGTAGGACGTCTTCGGGGAGAGGAACACCACCCTGTCGGAGTCCTGCTCGATGGAGCCGGATCCCCTCAGATCCTGCAATTCCGGGTCCCTGTCGTTCCTCACGTTGTCCCTGTTGAGCTGGGCGTTGATGACTATCGGGATGTCGAGCGACTTGGCCAGCAGCTTTAGCCGCCTCGTCAGCGCGGAGATCCGCCGCTCCTCGGTGTCGCCCCTGCCCCCCGGCACGGAGACGAGCTGGAGGTAGTCGATGTAGGCCGCGGAGCACCTGCCCTGCTGGCGGCTCACCGTGATGTCGGAGACGATCTCGTCGAGACCGAACGTCCTGTCCTCGATGTATAGCCCCCAGCGCTCCAGCCGCTTCCTCGCCTCCCTCCACGCGCCGCCCCAGTCGGCGTTCCCGCTCAGCTTCTCGCCCGGCCTCAGGCCGCCGAGGGCGTACATCGCCCTCTCGGCCAGCTCCCCGTGGCCCATCTCAAGGCTCCAGACCTTCACGGGGATGCCCTGTGAGGCCTGGCGCATCATCATGGCCAGCATCACCGCCGTCTTGCCTATGCCCGGCCTCGCCGCGAACGTCACGAGGTTGCCGCCCTTGAAGCCGCCGAGGAACCTCTCGTCGAGGAACGGGAAGCCCGTGGGCACGGCGGTCAGCCCGCCTTTCATCCTCGTCTCCCTTGTCTGCCTTATCGTTTCGCCCAGCTCGTCCACGGCCTCGGCCAGCCTCCTCTCGGAGGAAGCCCCGCACGCCGACTCCAGCGTCTCGCAGAACGCCCTCGCCTCGGACATCACGCCCTCGGGCATCATCGACACCTCGGAGGCGGAGCGCATCAGGCGGTCGCCGAAGTTCCACGCCGTCCGCGCCACCCACATCTGCCTCAGCAGCCTCGCGTGGTTCAGCGTCTCCACGATGCCGCCGCAGCCCCCGGTGTAGGCGGCGAGGAGCCTCAGCGCGTCGGAGTCCGCCACGGACTTCATCACCGACGCGTCCACGGCCTCCCGGGCGTCCCATCTCGCGCAGATTACGTTGAAGGCGTCCCTCAGATGCCTGTTAGTGAACATATCTGGGCGGGCGACCCTGCGGGCCTCATCTATGACCTCGGGGCTCGCCAGCACGTCCCAGACCAGGAGGCTCTCCACCCTCTCGTCGGAGAGCCTCGGAAAGTTGTCACCTGCCCCAGCCATTCCTGTCCCTCCTCTCCCATGTGACCACGGCCAGCCTCCAGTCCTTCATCCTCCTGCCGCTGCTCAGCCGCCAGTCGTTGTTCTCGTAGTGGGCGAAGAACGCCACCGGGTCAATCGGCGACCGCCTCACCTTCTCGATGTACTCCCTGACCTCGGCGAGGGTCGGCGGGACGAACGGCGCGGCGCAGGACTTTTGCCCTTTTTTCTTTCCTTGGCTTTGAGGGGCACCGTCTCCGACGGATGCCTGTTTCTCGGTGTCGAAGAGTGTCGCTTCGTCCTGTCCCTCTTTCTCTGTGGCGGGGGAGGTGGAGCCAGCGGCTCCTTCGCGCATATGCGCGTTTATCTCTTTCTTATCTTTTTTATCAAAGATAGGGGTAGTAAGGGGGGTATGGGGGGATGAAGGGGAAAGAAGTGAACTAAGTTCACCGCTTTGGGAACTAAGTTCACCGGTGCAGTTATTACACTGGTGAACTTTGTTCACTACCTCAAAATCTATCTCATACTCGTTCTCCTTGCCGCTTGCCCTCGACACCTTGACCAGCCCGCTGCCCTCCAGCCTTGCGAGCATCTTCAGCGCGCCGCGCTTGGTCAGGCAGCATCTGCGCTGGAAGTAGGCGAGCGACGCGTGGCAGGTGTGTCTCCCGTCTTGCGTGAAGCCGTAGATCACCGCCACGGCCAACACCTCGGAGATATTGAGCCCAAGGTCGAACATCCAGTCCTGGATAACCACGAACGGTCTTATCTCATTCATTTGTCTTGGTCAGTTTTCAAAGTGTCGTCAGCCCCGTAGGCGTAGTCCTCCAGCTTCTTGGGGTCGTAGTCGTTGTCGCTGCTCTCGCATATCGCGACGATGAGGAGGCGGGCTATCTCCCGGAGCTCCTCGGCTATCCTCCTGTTGTAGTCCATGGCCTACTCAGCGTCTATGAGAAGGGAGCAGTACAGCGTTCCGTCGTGCGACGCCACGGCCAACGCCTTGGCCTTCACGAGCCTCCACACAATGCCGAGGACGTGTTCCCATCCCCAATACGGGAAGTCCGGCCCCTCACTCTTCTCGGAGAGCCTGACGAACTGCCGCCCGTCCCTCTCCAGCAGCAACTCGGACAGCAGTTCGGAGTCCTTGCCTATGTTGCCTAATATTCTGATTTCGTCGATGAGGATGGCCTCCTCGACCCCGTACCTCTTGGCGATTTCGCCGTTGAAATGTGTTATCATTTTTGAAAGTTTTTAGAAATTACCCAATATCCTGTCGAACTCATCCCTTGTGATGTACCCGTCAAGGACGCGGATGACGACATCCTTGACCCTCTCGTAGAGATCCCTGAACTCCGAATCGTCCATCTTGTCGAACGCCACAGACTTCGGGATCTCCAGCCACTCTCCCCTTGTAGGGGAGAAGAAGGGCTCGTACCATCCGGCGGCCACCTCGACGTATTTCCTGAACGCCTCGCGGCTTCTGAATCCCGCCTGAGTCCCCTCGGGCAGACACGCCCAGGCGGCGGCTATCAGGGCGAAATAGAGGCGGTGGAGGCGGATGTTCCTCGCGGGTCTGATCTCCGCCTCGTAGGCCTCGCCGAGTTTCAGCCTTCTCCTCTCCTCCCAGCCCTCCTCGTACATGGGCACGAGCCCCGAGGCTGTGTTCAAGAGCGTCAGTTTCATCGCCTAAAAGGGCAGATCCCCGTCTGCCGGGGCGGGGGCATAGTCTTGCTGTGGCGCGTAACCCTGCGGAGGGTACGGCTGCTGTTGCTGCTGGAATTGCTGAGGCTGTGGCGGCTGCTGAACCGGAGCCTGAGGCATAGGCATCGGGGCCTGCCTCTGAGGCTGCGGCTGCTGCGGCGCGTAGCCCTGCTGAGGATAAGGCTGCGGAGCGGCCTGTTGCTGCTGGTTCTGCGGGGCTGAACCCAGAAGCTGGAGCGACTGGCAGAGAACCTCCGTGACGTATCTTTCGGAGCCGTCCTGAGCCTGATACTTGCGCGTCCTGAGCTTGCCCTCCACATAGATCTGCGTTCCCTTGCGGACGTACTTCTCCGCGATGTCAACGGACTTCCCGTTGACCACGATGTTGAACCATTCGGTCTGCTGCTGACGCTGGCCGTTCCTGTCCGTGTACTTCTCCGTGGCCGCGAGGGTGAGCTTGGCCATCCTGCTTCCGTCCTGGAACGCGACAACCTCGGGATCCTTGCCCGCGTTGCCGATGATCATGATCTTGTTGAGTGACATATCGTGTCGTTTTATTTGTTCTTGATTATCAGCGATGCCTTGACCCTTGATGTCTTGGCGTACTTGGCGTATAGGTCGGGGTCCTCCTCCTTCATCCTCTTGGAGTCCAGCCTTTCGGTGTCGTAGGCTGCCTTGAGCTTTATCACGCATCCGTTTGCGCTCAACTCCGGAATATGATTGCTCTCCATATAGGAGGCGACCTTCTCGCAGTAGGCGGCGCGGACGCATTCCAGCTCCTTTATCGTGTTTTTGAGCTCGTCTATGCGGAGGGAGTAAGAGACGAGGCTGTCCGTCTCGTCCTGTGTGAGGATCCCCGTCACGTCCGGTGTGTCCTGCGGGGACAGCCTGACGCCGTCCCTCTCGCACCTGAGCAGCTCCGCGACCCTCTCAGGCGGCACGGGGGCGACCTCGACAATCTTTGCCCTGCCGTCCCTCACGTGGATGCCGTAGAGGCTCCTGACCCTGATTCCGGGGTTCTGCGCCTCGAACAGGTGTTTGTAGATAGACAGCTGCCACGCCACCGCGTCCGTGTGGAGCTCGCTGGTCGTCTTCACGTCCCCGAGGTCAACTGTGGACTCATCCACGTATATGACCTTGTCGATGGATGAGGCTATCATCTCGTTGTCGGACACCAGATACTCGCTGGCGATGACGTTCAGTTTGAGCCTTCGGTACGCCTTCAGCTCCGGGGTGTCCGTGACGGGCTTCCCGCTGTCGTAGTCCTCCAGAAGGTGATGCACCGCCGTGCCCCTCTCGGCCGCCCTCCTCAGAACCTCGGGGGCTATGCCGGAATAGTCGGGGGAGAGGCCGTGTTCCCTCATAAGCGTGGTCACGCCTTTCAGAAGGCGCATACCCCCGTCTTCCTCGAAGAGGAGGTATCTGTGCGTCAGCTCGTCAAAGCGGACGCGCGTGTTCTTCGTCAGCTCCATATTCTATCCTCTTGGCTTGTTCTGCGGCGAGTCCATCACGGCCTTGACGAACCTCGCGTCCTGACCGAACACAGCCTGGTACTTGTTCCATAAGGCCGTCAGCTCATCGGGGGACTTGGCCGCGTTGACCTCGGCAATCGCCTGCTCGACCTTGACGGGGTCGGCTGGTTTCTGCCTGTTGTCCATCGTGTCCGCGTCCTTCGTGTCGTCTATGCAGAAGAGCCCGTTCAGGGCGTACTTCCTCGCGTAGGACGAGGACATCCCCGTCACCTGAGACGGGTCCATTCCCTTCTTGTCGTCCGGCTCCCGGGCGAAGGCGGTGTTGGACACGGTGTCCTTGCCGTCCGTCACCGTGGCCGTGGCCCTCACGTAGAACCGCGCCCCTATCAGGACTATCTCATCGGTTATCGTCAGCAGCAGCCCGCGCGCCGTGAGGAGCGGCTTGACCGCCTCTACGATGTCCTCGCAGGAGCGGTAGGCGTACTTGCCGAAGCTGTTGTACTGCCCCTTCGGGGCCTTGAGCGCGCCCTGCACCTCGCAGAGCTGCTCAGTAAGTGTCTTCTTAGTCTCCATATCGTTGTGCCATCATCATTTCGTGATACTCGTCCTCCCACGCGGACTCCGCGCTCTCCCAGAGGTCGTGCGCCTCGTTGTACTCCTCCTCGGTGTCGAACTCGCTCTCCAGCGGTTCGGGGAAGTGGTGGAACCTGTCCGTCATGCCTCTTCCTCCTCCCATTCCGGGTGGGCAAGGCCCATGACCTTGTAGGCGATGTAGAGCAGCGCGCCCCCGCATATCTTGACGGCGACGAATGTCAGGGCGTTCGCCCCGGGCGTGTCGCCGATCAGCATGACAAGACCGCACAGGGCGACCAGCCCGGCAACGGCGTTTATCATCATATTCTTCATATTCTCCTTTTTTATGAGGCCTACCAGAAGACCTCGATTATCATCTTCATCCTCGACAGCACGGTGTCGAGCCTCTTGTACAGGGAGGCCAGCACGTCGTCGCGCTTGGCCATCGTCTCCCTCGCCCTCTCGCCCTTGACCTTGCCCTCGAGGTTCCATATCTGCCTCTTGATTATGGCGTAGTCGCAGGAGAGGACCTCCATCTCCTCGTTGGCCGCGTCCTCGTCCCTTATCTCGTCGTAGCCGTCGAGCCTGTAGCCCGTGAACCTGCCGTCCTCCGTGCGCAGCCTCCAGCATCCGCCCTCAAGGGACATCGACGCGAGCGCGCCGTCCTTGCGGCGGTAAAGCCTCTTGTTCTCGTTCATATCCATCTGTGTTTTTGATTGTCAATAGAAAAGGGGAGGCGGAAACGTAATCAAAAGCCTCCCCGGCAAAAGTAGTAGTAGGTATTTGAACCGTGGAGGGGAGCGTCACCGCCGCCCTGTATCCTTGTCAGCATCCTATAACCCTGTCCATCTCCGATTTCAGGTAGCCCTGCCTTCCTCCCCTGACGACCTTGTGAAGGAAGCCCCTGGACACGTAGTTGCTCAGGGTCCGGACTGTCTTGCCCATGTACTCCGCCGCCTCGGACGGGGTGTAGAGGACGTCCCTCGCGGAGTCCCTCATCCGCTCCTCGGCGAGGTCGTTGGCGCGCCTCAGCTCCGAGGCGATGTCC